ATCATCATGCACCTTAACGCAGATAATCCAACCCTCACGGTCAGTGGTTAATCCTAAAGAGGCAGCAATTTCGTTAGTTACAGGTAGCGAGTGAACAATCTCTCCAATCTGAGAGCCTGTGTGCATAGCCTTAGCTACCCGAACGTCCATCATAAAGTTTGTTGCGGCTTTAACTAGCTCGTCTGGCCTGATATACTCGCCAGAGTGATCTAAGCTAATCTCGCCCTTTACAGTGGAAACATAAGCCCAACCATAAACAAGACGTTGTTCTTCGTTGAACTTGAATACTTCACTTTTGAAATCCATATCCATGTCAATATCCATTATGGTGGACTAATAGAGTTTTGCAATACAAACCTACCGTAAGCTTGTAGTGTCTTTTCTGTTGAGGTTTGCCATGTCCAAATGTTGTAATAATACACTTTACCTTCTGCGAGGCTAACCAAATCAGTTGGTTCCAGGAAAATACGGAAGGAACCTAATGGAGCAGATACAAGGGTAATCTCTCCGGTTGCAGTAGAGAAAGTCAGGGACGGGTTATCTACAGGGTTGTTTCCGATAGTCATAGAAACTGTTGCTGTAGCGGGAGAAGAAAGAACCGAACCATCCCTGTTCTTTGCTAAGAAATTAATGTCAACAACTTCACCCTTGAAGAAGCCAGTAATGTCAGTGTTTGCGGCCATATCAACCTCAATTAGAAGGGGAACCTGTCAACACAGGTAAATCATTTGGACTACCAGTAATCACGAAGGCACTAGGGTTTCCATTGAAGCTAAAGTCTGTTGGTGAGCCTTGAATAGAAGCTGTGCTAAGCAGAGCCTCAATAACTGCCGATGGGTTTGGGTTTCCTATAAGAGTAAGAGAAGACTTACCATTAGAAACTTGCCCTCTAACCTCAACCAAAGAGGTGGCTAGGATAGAGACAGTAACGTTAGAAATCTTCTGCCTCTGAACACTCAGAGAGCTAGTAGAGGAAACAACAGCCAGACGTGAAAGACGCCTATTCCTATTTACCGCGACAGAACTTTGTCCAGAGACAACAACAGCACGGAACCTTGTCAACGCACGATTAACGGCGAGAGAGCTTACAGATTGGAATAGGGCGGCTCTATTGATTGTCCCAGAGACAACATAGTTAGCTACAAGGCTAGAGGTAGCAGAGATTAAACTTGTTCTGTTTCTTGTTACTCTAGCAAGAACTGTAGCAGTAGATTGAGCTTGAACTAAACTTGCACGATTTCTAATAACTCTCGCTAAGACAGTAACACTAGATTGTGCTTGTGTTAAGCTTATCCTGTTTCTACGGATAGTTCTATTAACAATCAGAGAAGAAGCAGAGCTAATTGCTGCGGCTCTAGAAATACCGCTAGAAGTAGTGTATACCGCAGAAAGACTAGAGACGGCAGATACAACAGCAACACGATTTCTAATTATAGAGCGAGCTACAGCAACCGTAGAAGCAGAAGTTACAACGGCAGCCCTGTCATACGTTGTGCCGCCGCTAGGTCCACCTAAACTGATTGTATCTGTCCCAAGGACAACCCTATCGGGTCCGAGAAGAATAAGACCCATGATTTAATCTTTCTTATTTAACTTGAAAGAAGGATTGTTTAAAGGGCAATCTATATCCTAAATTTACACCCTTATGGGTAGACTTAGTAGTCCTTTTCAATATAGACCTTGGCAACCTCAATATTATCCGCTGCGGCCACCGCGCCGTTGTGGACCTCGGCCTTGAAGGACATGCCGTTGTTCGCGTCCACGATGTCGGTCGTGTAGGAGGTATCGAGGACCAGGGCCCCGGTGACGATGTTGGTGATCCGCACGTAGAGCGTCCCGCTGTTCGGTGGCATGAACATGATCAGGTCATATGCGTCGGTTGTGTTGCGCGCTGCGTCGGCCCCGAGGTCAACCTTCGTCGCCGTTCCGGTGTTGTCGTTCCGCATGAAGAACCAGTTGCCGGTCGACGCGTCCGATGCGTCATAGCCCATGCCGCACATGCGGACCAATGCCGAAGGATTGCCTGTCAGCGCCCCGGTCGAGTTGCAGAGGCCGACGAACTTCTGCCCGCCGTTCAGGTTGATTTGCATCCCGAACTGCGCGCGGAAGAAAAAGCCACCGAAGCCCGGCGCGTTGCCACGGTGCACGATGGAATAGGCCGTGCGCATTCCTGATGTGTTGCCTGCCGTCGTCGATGTCTGGAACCGCTTGCGCTGCGTCGAGGACCAGCGGTTCGACGATCCGGAAGTGTACTGCAGCGACATAGTGGCCGCGGTGGTCAGGGTGCCGCCGATGATGCTGGGCGCAGAAGTGCCTGAAGTGGGGCTGATCAGCATGACGCTGTTGCCGTGCAGGCCCACCTGCAACGCCGTATCGATCCCGGACGGCCCGATGATCTTTGGCAGCAGGCGGTTAGCGAAGCTTTGGGCGTAAAGCAGCAGCCCGCTTGCCGGGGCGGAAGGGTCGGCAACAGGGGCAAGTGGAACTTGTGTAAAAGTGTCCACCAATCCCATTTCGTCGGGGGAGCCTTCCTTCATAACTACAAACTTATCGGCAGTGTCTTGATCACGAGGTGTTAACGTAGAAAGATCAATATCAGCCATATTAAAACCTCGTGACTAGATTAGGTAAGGGTAACGTCAATATCACCGATTGGGAAGTTGAGCGTATCACCATCGTTAATTACTGCGGAAGTAATGTCGTCCCACGCAAGGAGGTTACCGGCAGTAGAAGCATCAAAGATACCCACCGCAACAACAGTTCCATAGTTACCACCTGTAGCAGTAAAAGAAACAGCGGCAGTGTTAGAAATAGCGCCCCCAGAAGGGGCACCAAAAGTAATTTGTTGGCGAGCATAGCCAGCGCCAGTAACCTGTGTTCCACCACCAGCATCAGTTGGGGCGACAGTATAAAGGGCCAACCAAACACTTGCAGGGGCAGTCAAAGCAGTGTTGCGGAACACATGGTTTAAAACTGCGTTCTCAAGATAATCGGAAAAACTAGACATTAGGTTTTACCTTTTGGTTTCTGAGGTGGAGCCTCTTGTGGTTGCGTCTTCGCTTGAACAGCTTGTGTTTGAAGCTCAAACTCTCGTTCTTTAGCAGCTTGTTCCTCAGCCTTTTGCTTCTCTTTGTTCTCAACATAAGCGTCACTATCAAAGTCAAGCTCAGCGATTTCCATCAAGTCAGTGACAACTTCAACGTTATCAGCAACGTTAATGTTAGCACCGTTGAGGTTACGAAGGAAGGAAGCGATCTCTTTAAGATCATGCGGAGCAACATCGCCAGCCTCAAGCTTAGGCATTGTCTCGAAAGGAAGGCCATTCAAAGCCCACAGGCGTTCGACAAGTTGCTTGTTCAGAACATCAACGATAGTGTTGATATAGCTTTCAAGGGAGCGAAGGAAAAGGTCTGTCTTAGACTTCGACAAAGCATAAGAACCACTTCCACTACCAAGCATCATAAACTCAGCCATAACCGAGCGAGCGATATCGTGCTGATACCTGCGAACCACAGGGTCAATGTCAATAGAACGGCTACCATTAGCGGTAATCAGTTCAAGGTCCATCAGCCTTTGATTGGTGGGTTTACCATCCGCATCAACATAGAGGTCCGAAGGAAGCAGGGCAAAACCTTGTTCATTCTTCTTGAGGTCGCGGAGAATACGTTCAAAGCTTGCACGTAACTCTTGCTGTTCTGGCGTAGCATCCGAGCTAAGATATTCAGCAGGCATACGGCCAACAGGAACACCGTGGAGTTCACGCTCAATAGCAATAGCTTCAAAGTCTTGAATCTTGTTCAGGTATGTATAAGAGACGTAGGCATTACGAAGAACAGAGCGTCCCGAAGGATCATTGTTCAAAGTGGTAGTCCTGTAGTAAAGGGACTTGTTCGTAGGGATCATTACTGCGGGCTTACCCCAATAAGACTCCTGCCAAACACCAAGCGTATCCCCTGTGTCCTGATCAATCTCAAAACGATCAACTGTCCAAGGTGCGCGAATAGCGAGCTTCTTTACCCCAATACGGCCGTCAGTGTATTTTGACTTCTTCTTAGGGTTGTTAGTGTCACCACCACGAATTTTATATACAACCTCGAACCAAGCAAAGCCGTAGGTCAGGTGCGACAAAGCCTCAGAGATATGATCGTCAAGGCTATGATCCATGTCCGCAAGGACTTCCTCTAGGAACTTAGCTTCCTTTTGAGCAGCTTCGGATTCATCAGCAGGTTTAACCTTGATCTTCACGTCTCGGAGGGTTTGTTCAATAGCGTAAAGGACTGCACCAATAACGCTGTTGTTGTCTCGCATTTCTTGATACTTGCGGATAGCCTTCTTGCCTTTGAGTTCTTGAAGAAATTCATCGGCACGGATTTGACCCGTATAAGTGTTACGACCAGAGACACCAAGTTCTACTTTAGCTTTTGGCGCACTTAGTTCTGTGCTTTTATTGAAAAACCGTCCAAACATGTTTTGTTGCTCTTTCTTATATTAACCTCCGCAGGCAATACACAGAGATTCCACGGAACATGAAGGCCACAGACAGTCTCCCCTTGTAAGGGGATAATGTGATCGACGTGGTAAGGTTCTCCCGTTACCGCTTGACAATCTCTGGCGTGAAGATAGATAGATATAATCTTGCTTTTGTCTTCTGCACTAAGCCATTTTGGGGTAGCTTGTTTGACAGACTTTTTCCTAAAAGAAGCTTTAATCTTGTAGTATAGTTTATTTTTAGCATAGTGCTTTGCATGATCCGCTCCAACACTTTCGTTACGAGAAGATATACAAATTTTACACATGTGTGATAGACCGGAAGATCGACTAGCATTTTTGCTAAAGAACTCCGAGTCCTTATAAGTTTTACAACCAGCACACTTAAACATGAATACTGATACCTTTTGCATCACCGTAACTAAGACTTAACTCTGGACGAGAAACACCCTTAAGAGCCAACTCGGTGATAGCCCAGACTAAGGCATCTAACCTGTCCGGTGATCCTATGGACCCTAGTGGGCACCATTGAACCATCTGATCCTCTAAGGCGTCCAAGCCGCGATTATGCCTAACCCTACCCCTTTCGTAAAGGGACGACACAGGTTCAGCACGGGCAAACTTACCACGAGAAGCGTGGACTAGCTTGATTGGGATTGTTTCATCTACAGTCTTAAACGTGTGTCTGACCATTTCGCCACCTTGATTTCTCTCAGCGACAATACGATCAGCTTCATATAGATGATAAAGTTCTACTGCTTTAGACGCCCAACCCTCTGGGGTAAACCTCTCGGTTGCATCTTGGAGAACATAGCAAATACCGTTTACGTCGATACCAGCCACAACAATACCTGTCATGTCCGATTCTTCGTTAACTGTGATCTGCGGGTCTACTGAGACGACAACACGATTGAGTGTCTTAGCAAATTCTACCGGGTCTTCGATTTCAATCTCGCATTTAGAGAGAAGGTCTCTTGTCCACAACGCACCAGAAGCTTCATCAAGAATTTCAGCATAAAGCTCTTGACGGCCAATCCTGGAGCCTTCATACGTGGCCTTAACGTTCTCTACATATGTTTCAGCGAGGTTCGCTTTGTTATCAAATGTAGAACCAGTAGTAACAACTGTTTTGGGATGCTTTAAGATATCCCGGATAAGTTTAGTTGGTTTGGGAGTTGTTGTGATACAGACTTGAGGGTGTTTACCCAAGCGCAAACAGAATTGCAGCATGTCCCAAGTATCACGGTCTCTGTTCCAAGCACAGAGTTCATCACACCAAGCAAAGTCGCCTTGCGGTCCTCTGAGGCGTTCAGGTTCTTCCGCTGAGAAGAACGTAATAGTAGCACCGTTAGCCCAAGTTAAGGTCCTTTTAGTAGGGGACCACTCAGGCGCACCAATTTCTTTTCCGTTAACGTCCCTGTCACCTTTCCAGCAACAAGCGAGGAAACCACTTTCCCCTTTGATCATAACACGTTCAATATCAGAGTTGGTAGCAGCAACAGCCATACCGCGTCTAAAACCGCGTTTGATCTTTTCACGACACCATTCAACACCAGCACGGGTTTTACCGAATCCACGACCAGCATTGATTAGCCAGTTATTCCACGGTTCGCCTGATAAGGTTGTCTTAGGAGGAAGTTGTTCGGGCCTAGCCCAGAATCTCCAAGTGAACAGAAGTTCCTCTGCTTTTTTGGCATCTAACTGCCTAAGCATGTCTTCTACGTCATACCCCATTGATCTGAGGTCATCGGCGTGAAGATTGAGGCCATTCTTACCTAAACTAGTTTGATTCATCCTGTTTTGCTTTCAGGTTCAGCTTGGCGAGCAGATCATCAATAGCACTGGTGTTTTCATCCATACTATTCGGGTCTTGCTCTTCAACGATAACCTTCTCGCTCCAACCAAGTTTAGTCTTAGCTAAGAGTTCAAGAAGCTTAACGTCACCATCCATAGCTTTCTTTACAATAAGGTTACCAACACCCTCATGGAGAGCCGCCCTAGCAGCAACAAGGTCTTTTCGGTAAAGCTTATAAAATGTGGTGAGGGATTGAGGTCCGTTTTTCATTTCTTTGGTAGTATCAAAGATGACATTGACACTAACGCCAGAAGCGACCATTCGTTGAACAGTCTCGGCAATCTTCATATCGTATGGGAGGGCTTGACTGTGCATATTTCACCTACAGGAATAACCCCAAAGGCCGTAGCCTCTGAGGGGGCCACAGGGCGCACCTTATGGCGTTGTATTGGAGCGGCCAACGGGACTCGAACCCGTGCTCTACCGCTTGGAAGGCGGAGGACGCAACCCGTGCGCGTGGCAGCAATTATTTTTTCTGGATAATTGGGGATAATTACTACCGGAACCTTCAAGAACGGGTTCTATTAATCCTGTCACAATCGACTCGGGCGGTAGTTTATATTAGCCGTTTCCGCTTGAGAAAGCCAACAAAACAAAGCGGCGATACTCCGAACCCTACACGGCAAACATAGGGTGGGAATGGCTGCTGCTCAATGTCCAGAGCGCAGATATTTTTCTCGTCTTTTATCTGTAGTATAGTCTTTTTTAGCTCGGGCTGCATTAGCAACCCTACAAAGATCACAACGACACCCTTTGTTATACTTAGTGGGTGTTCCGTGAGGGGCTTGTTGTTTTCTGGCAGCGCCGACATTACAAGACAAGTGCGAAAAAGCTATGTTGTCTAAATCCATAAACAGAGATAGGGGGTCTTTTGAATGTAACCACGGAATTTTATGTTCTATGGATAGGTCGTCCTGACTAATAATCTCAGAACCACACTGGAAACAGAAGTTATCCCCTGATAAAACTATATACTTCCAAAGTATACTTTTTCTTAGTTTGTTAGAGGCTGTGCCGATAGGCATCCCCAACTGTTTGGTTTTTAAGTCTGTGTTCTTACTCATCGTTTACCTTCGTAGATGATATGGTAAGATTAATGCTGCTACTCTTGGATTCGAACCAAGCTTAAACCTGATTAACAGTCAGGAATGTATACCAACAACACCTTCCTAGCATATTTGGCAAAGGTGCAGGGACTTGCACCCTGTCTGACGGTTTTGGAGACCGCTGGCGAAACTGTATCGCATCACCCCTAAAATCTATTTACTGTCTAACCCCGACCAAAAGTCTAAGCGCGCCACTAGAGGGAAGGGCCAGATAGAAAATAGATAGGGGTTTATCCAACCAACCCCCAAAGGTATTTTCAGTTAGTAGTAGTTAGTTAATGACCGCGACAGCATCCGGGGTCTTCGACAGGGCAACAGCGGCCTTGTTCGGAGTCGTCACGTCTTGATCGTCATCAACCGAGAGGAAAAGGAAACCTTCACCACCCCGATTATCTGCGAATTGACAAGTCGGGTCAACTTTCACAGTGTAGTTCGAGCCAGCGACAGCTTTGGTTTCACAAGCAAGGGCCGGGAAAGCCAGAAGCGAGAAGGCCGTGACAGTAGCAAAAAGGAAGTTTTTCATGTTAAGCTTTCTTTAAAGATTATGGGCATACCGCCCGTTTAAGTTATCAGAAGGGCATCGGCTACGAGAGAGCCTAAATCAATCGTAGTGTTGGGGACTTCTGTAGGTTGCCCTTCATGTTAGTATATATAGTGCGAAATCTTGATTTGTCAAGGGGTGAATGAAAATATTTTTAGCGATAGGTGTCTTTTTCTCCGATAACACCCCAATTTACCAGCATTTGACGGGATTTCGACAACAACCAATGGTCAAACCATTCTCCCTTTTCGGGATTGATCTTACTTTGTCCTCTACCCGGCTTAGCAGCAGTATAACCTAGACAGTAGGCATTTCTGACTTCCCACTGTAGTCTCTGCACAAACTCCTCCAATTCAGCGATTCTTTGATCTTTATCCATTAGCCCCACTGCTCCGCCATAGCTTTAGCAATTCCTTCATAAGTTCTACTACGCTCTTTCCAGCGATCTTCTCTAGGCCCCATCTTCCAAATCTTAGCCTCTCGACCCTCGACAACATCAGTTGGAGTGAGTTTAGGCAGATTCTTTAACCACAAGTGGGTTCCCTTAACTTCACCATGACCAAACTGCCAAGGTTGTATGATTTGATCCGGTGGCCTCCATAAAGTAGACAATCTGCCTTTAGGGTTCTCAACAGCAACCTTCTCAGCTTTATCATAGAACATCTTGGCAAACTCTACCGCATCAAGCATATCTTGTTGTCTGGTAGGGTATTGAGGGTGTGGTCTACGTTCACTAACGGGTAAATGCTTATCTTCTGGGTGATACAGCCATTTGTTAGCTGCGACAGTCAAATAGGTGCAAGGGGGGTGAGCAACGATTAAGTTCCAGGAATTATCTAAAACCTCTATCACATCACACTTATAATGAAATGGACTACTATCTTCACTATCCAGTAAATCACAAGACCAAGCTTCATGCCCTCTGGCCCTAAAGGCTCGCCTCACGACACCAGAATACTCACACGCAACTAATACTCTCATCCAAGTAGCTGCTGACAAATAGTAATAACAGTGGTGGCCCAATCAGGTGCAACGACAGAAAGCTCAGTGACAGCTTCCCAACCGGGCAGTGGAGTGACTGACATTCCATCTGGAACCTTATCCATAGCATTTTCTATGGTAAGAATGTGCCCATCAATGTTGTAGTCCCAAGAAAGGTAATCTCCGGGGGTTGGAACTACTGTGTTCTCATAGATGAAGTCAATACATTGACCTTTTCTATCTACAGATATGATAGATGATAGAGGACCACCCCATTCATGTATAATTTCGACCATTTTGGCTTTTTTCTCGCTATAACGTATAAAACACATGAGAATCAACAGCGATTCTCGCTTTCACGACATAAGATTGATGAAATATACAAGATTCTGTTATGAATCCTATAAAATATCAATATTCACAACCAACTCTATAGGAGCCTTGAGCAGATTCTAGAATTATCCTTAATACTAGAGTCTTAGTTACTATAGTATCATAGTTATTTCTAGTATATGAATAATTATTATATTAACTAATCATCTTATGGGTTGAAAGACTAGAGTCTTAATATAGTGCTCGAAGCGAGTTTGTCAAGAGGGGACCTACAAAAAATATTGTATCGGTTACAATCTTTCGTTGATTCTAAACGATTCTTTTTTTGGTCGTGGGCCTTGACAAGATTCTGCAGCAAATCAAAAAACAAATGTATTGTTACCTTTTAGCCATAATCATTACACCTTTGTATTTTTTCCTTGGATATATCCCATTGTAGATTATTACACCTTTGTATTTTTTCCTTGGATATATATCTGCTAACCACACCGCAGCGAATCACCCGCTCATAATCTGGAGGGTCCCACTCACACTCCCGCTGTCGTGTCAAGAGACAATCGCATCATAGCACCAGAAATCCTGGACCTGTTGCATTAATCACACATCTGGACTCATAGTGGCATAGGTGCAACACATATGAACATAATGCGCTAGTATGCTGATTCTACTTGACAATTTAGAAATAGGGGAGTGATTCGGTTACCAATCTGGCTATATCTTTACACTGTCAATATAGCGTATCTGGACTCATCAGATATATTCCAGAATATTCCTAGACCATTGAATCCCCTTGCCTTTGCAATACCCCGCTACAGCGCCAGAGAGGGCCGCCAGAGGGCCGCTAAGGACCTGCCCGCTACCCCCATACCGTGTAAGGCTAACCCCTATTCTATGGCCTTCCTATGGCCTATCCGCCTGGATCATACAGGTTTGAATATGTGAATACATATGACAAAAATAAACCCCGCGCTAGGCGGGGTAAACTATAGATCACGCGACAAAGGCTAAGCTAAATCAGCCATGCGACAAACAAGGCAAGCCAGAAGGCCAAGCTTGCAAAGATCACCACGACTCCAGCCATGATTAAAACCCTTTCCAGTAAGATGCAAAGGCAAGACTGGCAATCAAAGCCAAGCCAATCACAACCGCACCAAAGGCAACGGACTCGGATGGATTAGCAATGGCAGAGTCCACGATACAAGCCACGTTATCCCAAGTGCACAGAGTCTTCATATCTCATTCCCTTTCCAGCTTGTTTGGATCACTCATTCAAGACGCTAGGGCTTGATACCCTAGCGCCTCAATCAATAATCCTTAGCTTGCGTCTTGTGCCTTAGCCTTGCGACCACGGGGTTGAGGAATAGGACGCGCGGCAATCCCCTTGAGTCCGTCACCATCAACAAACACTTTCTTGCCTTCACTCTCGGCATAGGCAATCGCGGCTTGCGTTGCATCCGCTGCACTAGCGGCACGTCCAGACCAGTAAACAAGGCTGGAGTCTTCCATTACCAGCACATAGGCGAATTGCGGCAAGCTGGAAACTTCGGCTTTCTTAGCCTTTTCGGCTTGGCGGGCCTTTGCCAGCATATCGGCAAGCTCTTTCACCGACAGAGTCGAGAGGTCAACAGCCGGAACATTCGACTCGGTGGCCGCGGTGGTGTCTTGTGCTTTCGTCATCTTTCTAGCCTTTCGAGGTTATGGGCTAAGCGTTGATTCGCTTGCCACAAGTGAGTCCTAGCATTGTTTGCGTTAGACTGTCAAGAGAGTGAAACGTTGCCAGACTTTCCGCCCGCCAGTCTTAAGGGTAGGGTCAAAGCCTTCCGCCCGATTGACAATCACAACAGGGAATCCGCCCGCCGTCATATCAGCTTGATAACGTTCTGCCTGATTTAGCGTCATCTTAGGGCCAATGAAACGCTTGTTGCCATACTCGCCAAGGATTGCCAGTTGATAGGTTTTTACCATGTTATTCCTACTTTCTTTCAGTTTCAGGTTTAGGCTATTCCGCCTGGATTTAGGCGAAGTCAAATTCCGGCAATCTTTCCGGGATTCCGTTTTCGTCTAGTTGGTAGTTGTCGCGCAATACCCTTTCTTGTGTCGTGACGATTCCCATATGCGGAGTCCTTTTCGGGATTTGGCAATTCCAATCCATAGATTGAGTCCATCCGAATTGAATTGTCGTGATTGTCTGATATGCCGCGTCCTTTCTTGCCTTCAAATCCAAGGCAGTTTGATATTCGTCGGAGTCTTCGTGATAATATTCCCCGTCAACAGATTTGATATAGTGATCCGTATTGTGGTAATATTCGTCGTCAAATTCCACACATTCTGACTCATCTTGATATGTGCCGCGATAGTCGATCACATACCCATTCGACTCGAAATAATCACTAGTCGCAATGTCGCCATTGCCAGACTCGCAAACTTCATCCCGACGAACATAGGAGTCCATCAAATCCGACCATATGAGATTGTTATAGCGGCAGGATGGGCAATAACATTCCCCGTTAATGGACTCTAATTCGGACTCCTCATACATATCCCCGCAATCGTCACAATAGGCCATAGGAACAACGCTAACACGTCCACTAGTGCCGCACAGCGCAATCCCACCTTGCCCAATGACAAAGTGATCCTCGCAATCCTCTACAAAATCCTCGCCGTCAATATACGGCATAAGGTAATAATCGCCTCTATAATGAATCTTAGACATTTTAGCGCCACGGATTCCGCTTTCCTTATATCCATTAGCTTTCAGATATTCGGAAATAACGCGAGTCGCTTCATCATCCGCCGTATAGATAGATTGGCAGGTTTTCTTATCCGGCCAGACAATTACACGCGCGCCAATATAATCCTTGCCTTTCTGTTTCGCGTAAACAATCGCAAGGTCCGAATGTGCATAAGCCTCGGCCGGATGCTGTTTCCAGCCTTCAAAGTTATCCCCTCTCATGCACGAGCAATCAAGGCGCTTTGGGTAATAGTCGCCACGTTCAAACTTAGGACTCCGCTTAGGCGTATGTTCTGTTACGTATGCATAACGGAACGACTCCGCGTCATTGCCCATAACGATATCAAATTCTAGTGGGCTGAATTGTTCCTTTAGATTCTGGACTGCCTTTTCAACTTCGGAGTCCGTCATAAAGGGGAATATTTTGCGGATGAATTTTCCAGCTTTCGCCTTGACTGGACGTCTGCGGTAAATATCGGAAAGGCTAGTGAATCCTTCAATGTATCCATCCGCATAATTAGCGGCAATGTAGCGATTGAAAGACGAATATACATCAATTCCCGTGATGGATTCCCAATCAAGGACATTTTGCTGGCGATATGGGAACGTGATATGATCCATAATAAAATAAGACCAGCGTGTCGTAAAAGTATAAAAATTTGCCCGAACCTTTTGCATTTCAGACAAAAGCTTTTCAGCGTTTTTAATCTTCTCGGGAATTGCCGACTCATGTGACATGGCGTGACTCCGTGGGTTGACGACTCATTAACTGCACCTTGCCAGATAGCGCCAAGCTGGACAACTGATGTAAAAATGTCACGTTTCCTGGATATTTTGATTTTTGATACGATTCCCTATTGACTTCCACCTAGATGTTGGACTACGCGCGCGCCCGATTCCTTTAGTGTCATGTGCCAGCTTCCCTAGATCACGAATTGTTACAAGGGCTTGTGTCCGCCTGGATACTCGATTATATTGATTCGTATGAACCGGGCAGGGACTCGGCGGGGGTCGGCACTCGACTCGCAAAAAACAGGGAGACTGGACGACTGCGAATCAGTCCGCTTCGGACCTAATCTAGTGATTCTGAATTTGTCAAATGATTCTTTGCTATTGTTACAGCAAATCACAAAGCTGTGTTGTCACAAAACTTGATGAGTCTAAATTTTAGGCACTGGTAACGGAATGTTACAATAAGCGAAAGAGTCAGAAATATTGTGATGCTGCAATGCAGCGAAAGGCACAAGATATTGTGTGTCGTGGGTCCGAATCACATACGGAAAACCCAATTTCGCCGCTAACCTGTCAAGTCGAAAGTTTTCAGGTCAGGATACCGGGCAAGCCTATCGCCCCTCTGGCGGCCTTTCTATCGCGTCCTAGACCCATGTTGCCGATATGTCACGTTTGTTGCTGAAATGTGACAGGCCAAATCCACTGACTCGCTAGTCAATGACTCGTCAGTCAATCGGGAGTGTTGCAACAATATTGTCACACTGTCGCGAATCAGACACAGTTGCAGAAATGTCACACATGTTGCATTTATGTTTTGTCAAATCACGAATTGTTTCAAATTGGCAGAAATGTCACATAAACAAAAGTTTAGGGTCAAAGCCTGAAAACACAACCCACGATGGAAAAGCTCACCCCCACGGTGGAAATGAGCACCCCACCCAGCTAGGGTATACCCACCCATGAGGGAAATGAGCAGGGCTACGGTGGAAATGATCGCTTGACGAATCACTAGCACTTGTGAGATACACTTCACAACGAGATTGAGAGGTCAGAACATGATTAAACCTATGGGTCAACATATTCCAGTTTCTTTCTATAATAAGAAGGTCCTAGTGACAAATAGTTGTTACTACGCCTACAAAAAAGGAGATGTTTACCTTATAGATGATGTTGGTTGGGTTTTTAAACAAGAGGGCCGTGATTGGGTTAAAATGTATTTTAGTGGCTATGATGCTGAACTGACTATTATCAACTTAGAAGAGCAACTAGACTTCAATTTTTAGTTAGTTTGAAGTCATCAGAAAAAAGTCAAATCGAAAGGGGTCCCACGATAGGGACCAAAAAGGGGTCCCATTTCGAGGGGACGAGAAAAGGTTTACCATGCAATCTGTAGATATTTTTAATAAAGCTTGGCACGAATGGGGACTAGACACAGCGTTTGGAAATTGCCCCCTGAGATTTGGACAATACTTCATAAATAACTATACAAAGGACTACAAGAACTCAGATATTTATTATGAAACTAACCCAGACGCAGCTTATACAGAAATTCTTTGGGAGATTGCTTCGGGCGCACTCGACGGGAAACTTGTTGACAACGGCAGTCCAACCCCGTATACTACCCAAACGAATCAGACGGGAGGTGTCTAAAGACGACTTCCATAAAACTAAAAGGACGAAAGTAATGTATCAGAAATATCATCTTGGTGAAATGCTTGCTTACAAAAGACCTGATGGCTCGCGTCACCAGAAGAAGTTCTGCAATCGTTATCTTCGCCCTGTGATGGACGGCCCTGACCTTTTTGGTAATTATATCAAGATCATAGGGGACAAACCTAATGTAGCTTTTATGGCTCACCATGATACGGTGCACCGGGAAGGCGGTAAACAGCAGGTTGTAAAAGAGGGTAACTTCTATAAGGTTCCCCAATTTGGCACTAGCAATTGCTTGGGTGCTGACTGCACCACGGGTGTTTATATCATCCTCAAAATGATTGAGGCTGGTATTCCGGGCGTCTACGTTGTCCACGGCGCAGAAGAGATTGGTTGCATCGGTGCTAGGGGTATGGTTGCCTCTAACCCTGACTGGATCAAGCACGTTGATGCTGCTATCAGCTTTGACCGCAAGGGTTATTCGTCAATTATTACTCACCAGTTGGGAGAGCGCACTTGCTCTGATGCTTTTGGTGAGAGCCTTGCTAATATCCTTGATATGGATTATAGCTTGGATGATGGCGGTGTTTACACTGACTCGAACGAGTATCGTGAAGTAATTGCAGAGTGCACAAACATTTCTGTCGGTTATTTCCTGCAACACACTAAGTCGGAAACTCAGGATATCAACTTTGTTGAGCTTCTGATTGATCAACTGATTAAGGCTGACTGGTCTTCTTTGGTTATCAAGCGTGATCCTTCTGTCGTGGAGTATGACCGTTGGGCTGGTTGGGAAAAGTATTATGGGACTTCCACCTATTCAGAGGGCGGTTCCAAATCTTACTACAGCGGCCCTAAGTCAAGCCATAAGCCGCAGGGTGAGAAGATTATTCATCCTGAAAACAAAGACATGGACGATATGGTTGATCTTATCCGCAACAATCCTATTCAGGTTGCTAGGTTGTTGAAAGATATCGGTTATGACGCCTATGATTTGATTGATGAAGTATACAACTACAAGAAAAACCCTGGATTTGAGGAAGACGAATATGAGTTCTAAGAATTTTTGTCAATCTCAAAGTCCACGTTTGGGGTGGGGTCGCAAGGGGTCCCACCTCGTTCTAGATGAGGTTGTGTAAGATGAATCTTGACAGGTGGCTGCGCGAATCACTTGACAACAACTTGCTAGACATGCTAGAAGATACCATCAACCCTTGGGAGAGACCGATGTTCAACCCTCTGACTGTAGGCCGCAACCTCTTTACTGTAGAGTTTACCAAGCAAGACGGTTCACTTGGTAAGGTTACCGGCAAGCTGTTTGCACCTAACTTTACTGGCTCTGACAATGAGGTTCTGGCTTATACGCTTGGCCTTCTTGAAAAAGATATCGTGCCCGTCTATACCGACAAAGGCTGGCGCTCGTTCTATCAAACTAAAGTTGTGTCGTTCAAATTCGGAAAGGATGAATAATGGAGGATTTCTCTTGGGGTATAATCCTTGGCTTGGTCTTCGGCACTGGGTTTACAGTTATGTTTTTGAATAATGAATGGCGCAATGATCTTATCAACCGCGGATACGTTATCTATTGTCCGCTAGACGGTCAATTCGCTTTTGTAGGGGAGTGTGAATAATGAAAAAACCCACTCTCTATCTTTATCGTGGTATCCCCGGTAGTGGCAAATCTACTGCGGCTCAGAAGAACCCGAATGTGGATTTTGTCTTTGAAGCGGACGATTACTTCTGGTTGGATGGTGTCAATGGTGCTTTCATCTACAACTACGAAACTGACCTTATTAGTGATGCCCACCGTCACTGCCTGTGGAAAACTATGGTTGCTTTGCAGAAAGGGTATTCTGTTGCAGTAGCTAATACGTTTACTCAGCTTTGGGAAATGAGGTCGTATATCAATTTTGCTAAAGAGAACGACATTCCGGTTGTGGTCTATCGTATGACTAAAGAATACCAGAACGTTCACGGGGTTCCTGACGACAAAATCAGGCAGATGAAAGCTCGTTTTCAAGATTATGATGGGGAGATTCTGATTGGTTGATATTATTGAAGACAAAGCAAGACCTCTTATAAAAAGACTGAGGCTTAGCGATTTAAAGCCGATAGATTGTTTTGAGGCCGATGAAATCGCAGATATTTTAGAGCATCTTCTTTTTACAAGAGAGGTTGTAAATAAATCTGTTGATGATGTGATTTCTGGGAGAGGTATGTTCGGACTAAACCCTAAAGAAGACCTTGATTGGGCTGTTAAACATATAACAGAAGCTTACCAAAGAGTGAAGATATGAGTAATAATGTCATCAATTTGGCAGACCGTAGGCCAAAACCTGTTGATCCTTGGAGATACAACCAACCTGTCCTCATTGAAAAACCTGGAAACCGTGATGAACTTTGGTCTCATCCGTATTTTGGCATCAGTTTTCTGATCTGGGCCACCGGCAGTCACAATTTCCCCGAACCCCCAACCTCGGGTGGGTCACCTGCGGCAGCTAATGTCGCAACATACAGAAAGCTTAGGGCGGTAGCAGCATGAAACCATATGATCCAGAAGACACATTTATTTGTGCTGAATGTGGAAGAGAAACAAAGGAATACTACAGGTCAGTTCAAGATGATGATATCTGTGTATTCTGTAATACAGATGATGACTATGATGATTACTACGAAGATGAGGAGGATTACTGATGGCTTTTTATGAATGGAGTCAGAATAACTCTGGTGGAACTTTCTATACTGATGACAAGATTTGTCATCAAATCTTTATTGAAGCTGATAATTATGATGAAGCCGAACAAAAAGCCCTTGACTTTGGGGTCTACTATAATGGTGTAGATGATGGCTATGATTGTAGTTGCTGTGGTGATAGGTGGGTTTCTGGTAAAGAAATCAATCTAGAGAAACCTTGGATTAAAGAAGACAACATAGAAGATTATGCCCAATATCTTGCTAATAACTACGGCTGGACTAAACCAGATATCCGTATCTTCTACAAGAGTGGGGAGGTAAAAGAAGTTTTCACTCAACGCTAATACTATAGTATCTTATACTAGAGTCTCTTATTAATCTTACATGAATAATCAAAGAGACTCTAGAACTAAGACTCTAGTATTAATAGATGGGGTCGTGAAAGAATTTGTCAAGAGACAACCTAAAAATAAAGTTGACAGTGTGTCGTTTATGCAACACTTGGTAGGTGTGGCAAAATTACTACACTTGAAGTTCTCTTGTCGCGCACTATATAGGTTGTCTGAGTGTGGCCCCATAGATTATGGGTTAGATCACTGCCCTTTCAAGGCGGGAAACCGAGTTCGAGTCTCGGTGGGGCTACCAATAACTTGCCCTTTGTTGTTAGTGTCATTAGTGATGCTATCAAGAGGGGTATCAAGGAAGAATTTGTTTCTCAACCGGATGGGACTCGGATTCCTCTGACCATCGTTCGTCACTATAATCCTGTCCAAAGGGATGATACGCTGGCAACGCTTGCTCAAGAAAAGTTCCTGATTGACTCCCGCTTGGAGATTGTCAACGCCACCACCGACCTTGCGGATTAAAGGTCTGATTGATACCTAATGGTATCTGACAGTCGGGAAAGACCGACACGATATTCCTGCCGGGTGTAGCCTAACTGGTAACGGCAAGAGCCTTAAACCCTCTCCAATGCGAGTTCGAATCTCGCCACCCGGACCAAAACTATGAAAACTTACGGACCTTACACTAGAAAAGACGGTAGACAACACGTTGTGCATTACTCTGAGGGTAAAAGAACAACAGAGTCCTATCCAAGATATCTATGGAAACAGACTTTTGGTGAAATACCTTTTGGTTATGAGGTAGATCACAAAGACGATGATTTGACTAATAACAGTCTTGACAATTTTCAACTTCTACTTAAAACAGAAAATGCAAGGAAATCTTCTCCAAAAGCTGTTACTGTAGAGTTAACTTGCAAACGCTGTGGAAACAAGTTTCAAAGGGCTTTAAGCCAAGAAAAACACAACAGAAGCCAAGGTAAGGATGGCCCTTACTGCTCGAAACGTTGTGTAGGGTTGACATTTAATTAATCCGTGCAGGTTCAAGTCCTACCACACCTACCAGTTTAGACCTTGGGTTGATGGTTCATGTGAGAGTCTGCAAAACTTTCCTTCGGGTTCGATTCCCGCCAAGGTCTCCAAACTAAAGAGGGTTCCATGAGGTTTCCACAAGATTATACAAAAGAAGAGTTGGCTAAGCTTGTGATTGAACACAGGGATGAAGCTATCCGAAAAGGAACCCTTCTTACTGAAACTAGAGAAAAGCTAGTCAAAGTGTCTAAAGAACTCACTGCACTCAAGAAAGCTAACCGGGAAAAGAAATGAACCATATTGAAAGCATGATTGAAGGTTGGTGGAAGTCATTTCATTTCCAGAACCCAGATACCCCTCGTCCCCGGCTTACTAAGCGTGTTCAAAACAAGAAGATTGTTGACGGTCTGCTTAATGCTGCTGATCTTCTAGGGGAAAGTGTTGATCAGGTTCAAACTTTGATGAAGCTTATGCTTCCTAAGCAAGCGTCTGATGGGGAAAACATTAGCTACTTTGATAGCTACAACAAGTATATGGGTGGGTTGGTTCGTCATCGCACTAAGACGACTGCGGGCCGCTTCTTCCGTCGCATTTTCCCCAAAGCGCCTGATCAATTGGTAGAGGCTTTTGCTGCCTTCTGGCAAACCAATATCCTGTTTGATGATGACGATTTTGTTCTCCACGTAGGAAATACCAAAGAGGATTTCAAGAGGGCTTTTACGTCTTACGTTAGAACCCGTGGCAACTTCTCCTACGCTTACGACTGTGCCTCTATCTCAGATAGTTGTATGCGATATCCTTTTAGCCCTCTACCAGATCACCCCTCTGTTGTATATGCCTCTGGTGATTTTATTGTAGTGACCGTTAGGAATAAGAAAGGTAAGACTAGGGCGCGCTGTGTTGTCGGAGTAAAAGATGGGAAGTATATTCCCAACAGAATTTATAGCTCTTGTAATCATTCTACGGGACTTATTAAGGATTATCTTAAGAGTGTTGGTGCTCTTGAAGTTGGCGATGGTGGCTGGCATGGTCTAAAGCTTCTGAGGGTTCCTTACCGGACTGACCGCTTCCTTTGCCCTTATATTGACAACTACCGTTATGTTCGGGTATATGATGCAGACTATCTAGTCATTGGGTCTGGGCTTAGAGATACGAGCAACTCTACTGCTGGTGTTGTTGCCTTCGGTGACCCTGATAATCCAGACTATTGGGCTTGTAACGACAGAAAGAGAAAATAATGGATTTCGCTAAGTATATGCACCTTGAGCGCCTTGGCAATGACGAGGTTGAAGGGATCACGGAAGGTATTGTTTACGCCTTCCCGAAGCTGGATGGCACTAACGGTCAACTCTGGTGGGGGCAGGGTGGTATTGCTGCTGATGGTGCGCTTGCCCCTGCCGGGTCGCTTGGCCTATGTGCAGGCTCTCGGAATCGCGTCCTGAGCGTGGGTAACGATAACGCTGGGTTCTATGCCCATGCCCTCGCGGACAAGCGGTATACGGCCTTTTTTATGGCCTTCCCGACCTTGCGGCTGGTGGGTGAATGGCTTGTGCCTCACTCGCTTAAAACCTACCGGGATGACGCATGGCGTAAGTTCTATGTGTTTGACGTGATGGGTTCAAACGGCGATCTTTTGAAATACGAAGATTACAAACCGCTGCTTGATGCTTACGGTATTGATTACCTTGCGCCTATAGCTATCCTTAAGAACCCCTCTTATGAGCAACTGCAAGGTGTCCTAGAGCGTAACGTCTTCCTGATTAAAGACGGTCAGGGTGTCGGTGAAGGTATTGTCCTAAAGAATTACGGTTGGAGCAATCGCTTTGGCCGTGTTGTTTGGGCCAAGATGATTACCAACGCTTTCAAGGAAGTCCACCACAAGGAAATGGGTGCACCGATTATCAACGGTGATCTTGTAGAGGAAAAGATCGTCAACGATTTTGTCAATCAGCATTTGGTTGATAAGGTTGTTGCTAAGATTACTCTGCAACATGACGGTTGGAATAGCAAATATATCGGGCAACTACTTGGTGTAGTTTGGTATGATCTGATCACCGAAGAAACCTGGAACTTTATGAAGAAGTTCAATAATCCCAAAGTTGACTTCAAACTCCTGCAACGTCTGACTATTGCTAAGGTCAAAGAAATCAGAAAGGACCTGTTCTAATGTATGATTTCATTCTGTCGTGTGAATATGATCGTGTCCTTGGCCGGGCGGTTCTTCGTGTCAAGAAGGTGAGGTTGTTTTAATGAGCGGTGCAAAACAAATTGGATATATTCATGCTAGTGAAATTGAAGTAAGGGTTTACGAGCAAGAGGACGGGGTTAAATCTGCGGAATTTTATTATGACGGAGTTATCCAAAACCGTCTGGGTAAAAACATGCTGAAACTCCTTCTTCAATCTTTGGAGGCGTATGATAACTAATGGAGTTAATCCATAAGCCTTGCCCTTATAAAGCTTGTGGTAGCTCTGACGCCTTTACTTTCAACACTGACAAAGGGGTGGGATATTGCCATAGTTGCGGCTCGTCCTACCCCTCTAGTAAGAAAATGACAGATTGGGCGAAAGCTCGCTACCCAACAAAGAACAGTGGTCAATTTGAGGTAATCGAAGACGAAATGAAAAAAGAGTATAGGGACCACAGGGGAATTACTAAACAGACTATGCGTTTCTATGATGTAGAAACTGACGTAGATGAAAACAACAAAGAAATTCGCCACGGCTACAAGTATCCCGATGGAAAAGTAAAGTATCGTGTCTTTCCTAAGCAATTCGTTGCTGATGTTGGGTTGAAGACTGATGTATTCTGGGGTATGAATAAGTTTAACGGTGGGCAAAAGGCTGTTACTATCTGTGAGGGTGAGCTTGATGCTATGTCTGCCTTCCAGATGCTCGGGTCTAAGTATCCTGTCGTATCTCTGCCAAGTGCTACTCCTAAGCGAACGATCCTTGAGAATTGCTTTGAGTGGCTGAATAGCTTTGAGCGTATTTATCTGTCTCTGGATACAGACGATAAAGCAGAAGCTTTTGCAATTAATCTGATGAACCTCTTTCCGGGCCGGGTCTACAAGATTAGTCACGACAAGTTTAAGGATGCAAACGAGTTCCTGCAAGCCGGGGCAGCACAGAATTATACTAGTGCATGGTATAATGCTAAGATATTCACACCGTCTACTATCATTGCAGACTCATCTGACTTCCTAGAGCTTTATGAGGATACACCGGATCATACTTATGTTCCTACGGGTATTCCAGAGTTGGATGCTAAGATTCTGGGACTTATGCAAGGGCACTTCACTGTGCTTTTGGCTGAGACGGGTATTGGTAAGACGGAGTTGATGCGTTACCTGCAATATAACCTGATCAAGAACCATCCTGATATCAAGTTTGCAGCTTGGCACCTTGAAGAAACCCCGCTACGTTCTCTGTTGGGTCTGGTATCATATGATCTTAATGACAACCTGACTAGGAAGGATTTGGTAGAGAAAAAAGGTAAAGTCGAACAGGTTAAGGAATCCATCAAAAAGATTTCGGCCAATGGGAACTACATGCAATTCACTCTTAAGGAGTCGGATAGCGTTGAAGCTCTCACGGATCAAATCAGGTTCCTGAGTGAAGCCTGCGGTTGCCAGTATATCTTCTTTGAGCCTATCCAAGACGTTCTGTCTATCTCCGATGAGAAAGAGAAAGAGAGTAAGCTTGCTTCTCTGAGTATCCAGTTGTCTAAGATGGCGGCTAAGCTTAACGTAGGTATTGTTACCATTGCTCACACTAACGAGAATGGCGACCCTAAATACTGTAAGATGATTAGTCAACGAGCATCTGTTCGTATCGTATTGTCCAGGAACAAAGAGGCAGATTCTCTTGTAGAAAAGAATACTACCTACCTTAAGGTGACAAAAAACCGTCCGTGTGGCCTAGAAGGTGATGCTGGGGCCTTGACATTCGACGGTGCAACGTTTACATTAACCCCTCGGGAACAAGGATTCTGATGATGAGATTTACCTATGAAAAAGCCAAAAGTAAAAATAATGTTGTGGCGTTTATCTGTAATAAAACCCTTTACCTTAAGGAGTCTCAGGGGTATTACCTAATCCTTTCCGGAGCAGCAAACTATAAAGGGCAAATGCCTTGGCCCAATCTGTTGTTAACAGGGACTTTTAAATCCGCAGAAAAAGTCTTCTATGAAGGTGACTCCGTAACAATCACGTTTTAAGGTGATACAATGAAAATCAGGCACTACCCCATCTTTAACACTGAGGCTGTAGAAGATTTGTATTCCCAAAAAGATGGGGTGCCTGTCTCCTACGTCTGCACTACCGGGCGGGAGAATGACACTTACGCTAGGGATATCTTCTATCGTGATACACCACACCCCAAGTTTGGAAATAAGTATTTCTGTCTCTATCGTAATCCTATTCCTGAGTCGGGTGGAACCCTTCTGATTGGCTCTGCTGATTGGGTTGAGGACCTTACCTTTGACATGATTAAGTCAGAGGGGTATTGGTTCTACAGTTCTCACAGACACGATATGGTAACTACTGCTGTCGGCTTTATTGATGGTGGACGTGCATACACTCGCTTAGGGGGTTCTGTTATCCCTAAAGCAACCTCTTTTGTAGTCCGTAATGGAAAATTTGTGGAGAAGATGGGATGACTGTTGATGAGGCTTATGATAATTGGGTAAATAATAAAAGTGGTATTGATTTTGACGAGTGGCTATACGATGTTTCAGGTGGGGATTGGGACGACTTAGTTGAAGCTATTCGAGGCGCTTTTGAAGCGGGTTGGAACGCTCGATACCAATCGTTGACGACAAGGGATATCTAATGAAGTTTATTGTAGTCGATAGTGAAACTGACGGGTTTCAAGATGTATGCACTAAGATTCATGTGCTTGGGTGGACCGAAGATGGAGTAAACTATCGCACTACAGGTGACTATTTTGAAATGAGGGCTGTTCTGTCTGGACACCCCCGAGATAGAAAGTTGGTTTGCCACAATGCCATTCGATTTGACCTACCTGTATTTAATCGTATCCTTGGTCTTGATTTGCTTTATCATGATTTTGTGGACACGCTCCCGTTATCGTGGACAATCAATTACCAACGAGACAAGCACGGACTTGAAAGCTACGGAGAAACCTTCGGAGTCCCAAAACCAAAAGTCGAAGACTGGAATAACCTTAGCTACGAAGAATACGCACACCGTGTCACGGAAGACGTAAAGATCAACTGGCTGTTGTGGAAGGACCTTGAGCGTAAGCTTAATATCCTCTATGACAAAGACCAGAAGGAATGGCTTAGGTATACTTCCTATCTTGCTTTCAAGATGGACTGTGCGAGGGAACAAGAGGCTAACCCCATTACGGTTGATCTTGTATCTGCACAAAAACATTTGACTGAGCTTGAAAGGCAACGTGATGAAAAATTTGTTGAACTCGCTGCTTCTATGCCTAAAGTTGCGGTTTACGAAACCAAAAGTTATCCCAAAAAACCTTTCCTCAAAGACGGTGGATTGAGTGCACACGGGATCAAGTGGCAAGCTCTGCTGGCCTCTCTCAACCTGCCTCTAGACACGGTGTCTGATGTTACCTATGTTAAAGAGTATGTCGAACCTAACCCACAATCTGATGTTCAGATTAAGGCTTGGCTCACCGATCTTGGTTGGGAGTGCAAGACTTTTAAGTTTGAACGTAATAAGGTAACAGGGGAAAATAAGCAGATACCTCAGATCAGGTATCCTAAAGGTCATCCTAATGAAGGAGAATTGTGTGAAGAAGTTCTGGAACTGGCTGAAAAAGACCCCGCTGTTCAAGTTCTGGCGGGACTCTCCATCATCAAACACCGCGTAGGTTTCTTCAAGGGTTTTCTTGAGTCTCACAAAGATGGAAAGCTTACTGCTTCTATTGATGGTTTGACTAACACTCTCAGGTTCCAACACCGGAAGCCTTTGGCTAATATTCCTGGAGTTGATAAGCCTTGGGGCAAAGAAATTCGCTCCTGTATTATTGCACCAGAAGGCTATTCAATCTGTGGCTCTGATATGGTGTCGTTGGAAGATACAACCAAGAGGCATTATATCCAACCGCATGATCCAGAATACGTTGAGGAAATGCAACAGGAAGGGTATGACCCTCACCTAAGCTTGGCCGTGTTTGCTGGCCTTATTACAGAAGATGAGTATGAGTTTTATAAATGGTTTAAAAGTAAAGACGCCTCTTAAACTAAAACCAATGACAGCCCATAGGAGTAAGTATCCTCAAGGTAGTTTTAGAGATAAGCTTTGTAAATGGTGTGGAGATAGTTTTGAACCTATGGCTCCATCACATCACTATTGTTGTGAAGAGTGTAGACAACAGGCCCACAGTGATAAGCACTATAAAAGGTCTTATGGTATAAGCGTCAGAGACGTGCATCGTATGCTTGCAGAGCAGGACTTTAAGTGTGCTATTTGTAGAGACTTTGGTTTTAAAATGCGAGAAGATCACGTGTCTGGACTTAACGTTGATCATAACCACAAAACGGGAGAGGTTAGGGCTTTGTTATGTCACAACTGCAACCGAGGCTTGGGACTTTTCCAAGACAACCCTAAGTATTTAGAAAGCGCCGCTGAGTATGTCAGGAAACACACTTACCCTAGCACAGATGAAAGCCCTACCGAAAGACAAACAAAAAGAGTTGTATGATAAAATACATCAAATTAGAAAACCATCAAAAGTTACAAACTATAGCTCAACCTATGGTATCAGGGAGAAAAAGCTCGCTCGTGATCTTAATTGCACGGTAGAGTTTGCCAAAAGTCTTCTGGATGCCTTCTGGAAGAAGAATTGGGCTGTGCAGAAAGTAGCTAACGATTGCGAGGTAAAGCACACTGGCCAAAGCATGTGGCTTAAGAACCCTGTATCTGGTTTTTGGTATCAACTACGGAATGAAAAAGATCGCTTCTCAACCCTGAACCAAGGGACAGGTGTCTATTGCTTTGATAAGTGGCTTTACTATGTGCGCGGGTTGGGTTGCAAAATCAACTTCCAATTCCACGACGAAAAGGGTTCTATCGTTCCCGTGGGAAAAGAGCAGGAGAGAAAAGACCTGTTGGAGAAAGCTATGCAGATGACTAACGACGATCTAAAGCTTAACGTGCCTCTTGGTATTGATGTTAAGTTCGGTAAATCTTACGATATGGTGCACTGATGAAGGGTTTTATTGAGGTTGGTGATTTTGTAAAGAAACAAGCTCATTATTTAGGAGAAACAAAAAAAATATGGCGTGTGGCGTCAACTCGCGGCGCACATATGCTAAACCTAGAGCATGTTATTTGTGACAGTGTTGAAAAGACAACTATCTCTAGAAACAACGTAGTTCTAGTGTCAAAGGGTTATTCTACTTTTGAACCGCCAAAACAAGGAGAAACCAACATGGCTAATGAAAAGACGCTCTACGAAATCAACCGTGGCGATATCAAGTCCTACGGTTACAAACTGGCAGTGAATAGTCAAGGCCAGTGGGTAATGGAAATTAAGGGTTCCGGTGATGTTATTGCTGTGGACAAAGCCTCTGTGTCGGAAGTCATTCCGTATACGATTGGGGTTAAGTTCGCAACTAACGGAACTATCTACCATTACTTCAACGAAGCAAAAGACCTTGTAAAAGGTGACGCTCTCGTTATGGAAGGCTACGCAGGTAGTAACTACCAAATCGCTATGGTTGTTGACGTGGATACCAAGTCCAAAAATGCGACCAAAGAGATTAACTACCTCAAGAAAATCTGATGGTGGGGGTTGAAAAATCCCCCCTCAACACCTATATCTATTAGTCCACAATAGGAGAAACAATGGTCTACTTTGACCTAAGTGGCGAATCATACCCGGAAGAGTATGTGTTTTCTAGTGACGATTTTACACCTGTAACTGATGAAGAGATTACCGACCAAACTAGGTGGTCCACTCACTTTAACCAAATCTTGAAATATAAAGATGGGACTCTCTGGCGGGCTTCTTGGAGCCGGGGTTCTACAGAGTATCAAGATGAGGGTATTGAAGACTTGGTTCTTGTTCAAGTAGAACCTTACCAAGAAACTGTAACTAAATATAAGGCAATCAACTAATGGCTGATAAAGACTCTAAAACCGTTTGGGTTACTCTGCATGACGTTACCCTCTACTACCCGCAACTGTTTGAAGCTAACCGGGACCGTGGAAATGTTCACGCAGAAACAGATGGTGTTACTAAAGTAACTATCTCTCTGACGGATGAGCAAGAACAAGAACTTCTGGGCCTTGGCGTCCCTCCGACTGCCCTTGGTTACCAGACGTTTAAGAACTACACTATTGATGGTGTCAACTTCCGTGGCATGGTTGCCAAGCGCCCTTGGATCAGTAAGTATCTGAAAGACGACGATGGTAATCCTCAGTTGGTTGGTGCCCCGAAAGTCTTTGACTTTAACAAGGCTGTTGCGGCTTGGAAAGAGGCTGGTGGCACTGGTCGTATCATGGACGAGCACAAGACCCAATGGGATATTGCTACTGACGGTTTGATCGGTAACGGTTCCAAAGGTAAAGTTAAGCTCTCTGTCTACCGTGGCACTAACAAAGCAGGTAAGCCCACCTGTGTGGTTCAACTGGAAGAGGTTGCTATTACTGAACACGTTAAGTATGATGCCCCTCCGCGTGATGATGATGAGGTCCCGTTCTAATGAAACTTGAAGTTCGTGAAATTAAGCCTGTAGAGCCTCCGAAAGAGTATGTTCTAACCCTTGATCAGAATGAGCTTGAGGTTTTGTATGCCGTCCTTAATAAAACGGGGGGTTATGACAACGATCTAGGTTGGCGTCCAATTGTAAATCGACTCCACTCCGGTCTACGACGCCATGCAAAAATAGAGACTTATTCTATCCTCGGTATGGATGGTAATGTCCTAGCTAATCCAAAAGTTAAGCCTCTCTAATGACTAAACTCAGTGCAAAACTTATCGCACTGACACAACCGCTTATTGAGCTACGGGTTCCTAATGCTGAGGGACTCGTAGCTTATTGCGCTAGGGTCAGTAATCCGCAACATCAAGATAAGGAATTAGGTTCTCTTCTAGACTACTGTGTTCGTAATAAACACTGGTCAGTTTTCCAAATGGTTAATGCTATTGTGGAAATTGAGGGGCCAAGAGATATTACTCGTCAATTCACTCGACACTCTAGTTTATACTGTCCGGACCCTTTTGAAGCCCCCGGTTTTAACTATGACTATGGTGGAGTTCAAGAGTTTAGCCAACGTTACTCTGACGAGATTGAATTTACTGATCGTGAGTTTAGACGACAGGATACTAAGAACCGACAAAACTCTATTGATGATCTGCCAGAAGCAGTTTTTAATGAGGCTAGTCTTATTGTAGATGGGACTGTTAAGGTTGCTAAAGAAGACTATGCTTGGATGAGGGCATCCGGTGTAGCTAAAGAGTGTGCTAGGGTAATCCTGCCAGAAGGGCTTACTATGTCGCGCCTCTATGTCAATGGAACCTTGCGTAGCTGGCTGCACTACCTAGATGTTCGGGATGATCCGGGTGTCACTCAATGGGAGCATGTTATGCTGGCGAGGGAAATTAAGAAAGCTCTAGCCCCTGCCTTTCCAACAGTATTTAAGAGTTTGAAGCATGAATAAATACTTACTGTTTGATGGTGATGTTCTCGTCTATCGTTGTGCTTGGGCAGAGAAAGACTCTGATGAACAAACCGCAAAGCTTAAACTGGATGAGTTAATTGGACACATCATCGAAGAAGTCGATCCTTGGGGAACCACAAACTATAGAAAGTTCTTCCTCACTGGAAAAGGTAACTTTCGTAATGATATTGCCAAAACGGCTGTTTACAAAGGAAACCGAAAAGACACCGAAAAGCCACCTCACTTCTCTGCCTTACGAGAACACTTAATTTTCAAGTATGATGCTTTAGTCACAGAAGGTTGTGAAGCAGACGATGCAATTGGTATTCACGCTAATTACTATGGCTACGACAGAGTTGTCATTGTCAGTATCGACAAGGATTTTGAGCAACTTCCTACCACTATCTTCAACCCCTCTAGGTGGGAGTGGAAAACAGTAGATAATTGGGAAGCAACCAAGAACTTCTATAAGCAAATCTTGATGGGTGACCGAGTAGATAACATTATTGGTATCTATGGTATTGGACCTGTCAAAGCGGAAAAGCTCTTGGAAGGTTGTGATAGTGAGAAAGCTCTTTATAATGCTTGTGTTAGTGCCTATGATTATGAAATTTGTTCTAAGCACCCACACGACCACAGCTACCAAGAGGCAGAGTCTCGTGTTCTAGAAAACGCTAGGTTGCTTTGGATTAGACGATACCCCGGTGAGCTATGGGAGCCTCCAAAATGAAATACTTAGTTACTCTACTACTTGCTGCCTCTGTATGGGTGGCAAACCTTTTGATTGGTTCTGTAGGAACCGTATGCGTTGAGAACGGGCCTTGCCTTATTCCTGTTGGGTTTGGTCTTATGGCACCTTCTGGTGTTCTTATGATTGGCTTTGCTCTTGTCTTACGGGATTGGTTGCAAGAGTTGGCTGGATGGAAATGGTCTCTTGCTGCTGTCTTTTTAGGGGGTTTTGTTTCCTACCTAACAAGCGACCCATTTGTTGCTCTGGCCTCTATGGTGGCTTTTACTGTGGCCGAGGTGTTTGACCTTGCTGTATATACCCCCCTTCGGAAAAAGGGTAAGCATTGGGCTGTAGTTGCCTCTGGTGTAGTCGGTGCTGCCGTTGATAGCGTTTTGTTCACTATTATCGCCTTTGGCGCGTTAGAGTTTGCCCTTGGTAATTTTGTGGCTAAAATCTATGCAAGTCTTGTCGTAGCAGTTTATCTGTATTGGAGGTATCGTGCTTCATTATCATGGAACCCCTCTAACCCCAAACAGTGAGTTGGAAAAGCTTAAGGGACACAACTTCTGTGTCTCTTTCGCTAGACCAGAAAATGCCAACTGGTGCATCAGAAACGCACAATCTATTATGTGGGATAATGGTGCTTTTTCCTCTTACACAAGAGGAATCCAGTTTGATAAACAAGCTTACTACCGTTGGTTAGACGACAAACTTTACGGGGCCAATTGGGCTGTTGTCCCTGACATTATAGGTGGTTCTGTAGAACAACAAGTAGAATCTGCTAAAGATTGGCCTTATCCAGATCATTTGTCCTGTTACGTTTGGCACATGGATTTGCCTCTTGATTGGCTTAAGAGATTGGTGGAAACATACCCAAAAGTGGCTTTTGGTTCCTCTGGTAAATACTGGAAACTTAGCTCCCCTGATTGGGCAGATCGTGCTGATGAAGCTTGGGAGTTAATTGATAAAACTGGAACTCGGCCCTATGTCCATATGATGAGGGGGTTGTCCGTTTCAGGTAAACGTTGGCCTTTTGCTAGTGCAGATAGCACCAATATAGCCAGAAATTTTAAGAACAAGGGTGCAGAAAAATGCCCAAAACAAATGGCAACTAGGATTGACGCTTTGCAAACACCTTTGACTTGGAGAAGTTTATGATAAATGGCCTAATGGGCCTGTTGGCCTTTTTAGTATTGAGCTACTTAGTTTGGAGTATATTTCAAAAGTGAAACCTGCAAGTGCTAAAGCTAAAGGCAGAAGTTTTCAACAAGAGGTTAGAGACGCTATCCTAGATAGGTTCAAGCAATTAGAACCGGGAGACGTGGTTTCTACAAGCATGGGGTCGGGGGGTGAAGACGTAAAACTCTCTCCTGCTGCCAGAAAGCTTCTACCAATTCAAACAGAGTGCAAAAGGGTTAAGTCAGCCAAAGGCATTTACAAATGGTATGGTCAAGCCAAAGCCCACGGCCCACATGAGCCTGTTGTGTTTATGCGCGCTGATCGGGAGCCTGCCCTTGTAATTCTCTCTGCGGCTGCTTATCTTGATCTACTGAAACAAGTGAGCGAGAAATGAACCCACTAAAAGTATACAACGTTATTGAGGGGCCTATCTCAACCTATGATATTCCAGATTGGAAAGACAAAGAGGGTTGGCTTATGGTCTGTCTTGTAGAGCAACCTAGTGGCGCATTAGAGGAAGAAGAAATCATCTTCGATACCTTTGATGAAGCCTACGAGGTTGTGAAGTGGTTTAAGGGACAGATTATTCCTTATGAAGTGCATGGGTATGTTTAATGAAAGTCTATCAAATTTATTCTGAGTGGGATATTGGATTAGAAAACCACATCTTCTCTACAAAAGAAGTAGCTAGAAGTTGGGCTATTACTGCTCTAAAAGATTCTGGTATTGAAGAGCCTTTTGATGAACTCTTTGAAGAAAACTTGATTGGCTTTCAAGAATTGGATTTCCATCAATGAGCCGCACAGTAATCGTATATACCTGTGCCCATGCTAACCCGGAAGTAGGAAATGAGCGTTTCAATTGGTTGGGCGATCTGATTGAAGATATCAAACCTGACTATGTTGTTGACTTGGGGGATGGTGCTGATATGTCATCCCTTAACTCTTATGACACACGCTACCCTAAAGCTATTGTGGCTCAGTCTTATGAGAGAGATATCAACTCTTATAACGACGCGCAGTCTAGGTTGTGGGATCGCTATAGCCTCAAGAAAAAGCGTAGACCATACCGTATTGGGTTAGAAGGCAACCACGAGAATAGAATTAAAAAAGCAGTAGCCCTTGATCCACGGCTGGAAGGCACTACATATGGTATCAGCTTCTCGCACCTGCAAACGGATCACTGGTTTGATGAATACCACGAATACAAGAACTCTGGGCCAGCTATTGTTGACTTGGATGGGGTATCTTACTCTCACTATTTTAGTGCCGGTAATTATGGTGCTGCTATCTCAGGTCTTCACCACGCTTACGCTTTACTACAACACCGTCACCATTCATCTACTTGCGGTCATAGCCATAAGCGCGGTCTCTATTTCAGGGACTCTGCTTACCCTCGTCCTCTTATCGGGCTTGTTGCAGGTAACTTTAAAGGTAAAGAGGAAGCTTGGGCAGGGCAAAGCAATAACGAGTGGTGGTCGGGAGTGATCATTAAGCGTGAAGTTGACAATGGGGTCTACGATCCAGAATTTGTTTCAATGGAAAGGTTGAAAAAAGAATATGGCTGATATATTCGTTATCTCAGATACCCACTTTAATCACGGTAACATTCTAAAGTTTACGGATCGTCACTCTGGACAATCTGTTCGTCCCTTTGACACTGTTCACGATATGAATGAAACTATGGTGGATAACTGGAACTCTGTAGTAAAACCCGGAGATAAAGTCTACCATCTTGGTGATGTATTCTTTGGTTCGCCTGTGCATTTCAAAGCTCTTTGGCCCCGTCTTAATGGCAGGAAGCGTCTTGTTGTGGGGAACCATGATGACGTAAAGTTTCTTTCCTCTGGGGCTTTCTTCGAGAAGGTAATGCTGTGGCGTAAGTTTGAGAACCTTCTTCTTACTCACGTTCCTGTTCACCCTACTACGCTACAGGAACACAGGTTCGATGGAAAAGAAATGATTAACGTTCATGGACACATTCACCAGAACCCTTCCCCTGATGGTCCCTATAAGTGCGTGTGTGTTGAGCAGATTTACTACAAGCCCCTTAACATTGAGGAAATTCTATGAGAATCAGCACGGGGATTAAAGTTGGGTAAACTTGTTATTGAAAAATGGCAATGCGATAGGTGTGGAGAGGTTCACGACAAGCGACCTTCAAAAGATTACTACTCTGTTAAGGTAGTTTTTGAGATTGAGGAAGAGTGGCATACAAACACTACCTCATGGAAAGAGGTTTGCCCAAGATGCACTAGTGAACTGGTTAAGCTTCTACCCACCCTGTCCTACAAAAAAGTCTTATCTGAGCCGCCTAAAAACTGGTTGGGATTAAAAACACTGGAAGGCTATAATGGGTAAACGAGAAGAGACTAAGAAGCCTCGCCTAGAGAGGGATTGGTATCCGACTAAGGACCCTGCCGCTGTAGCTGCCCTAGCGCCTTTCCTGTGGCACCCTACAGGGCTACAGACACGCTATATCGAACCTTGCGCTGGGGATGGTAGCCTGATTGACTTGCTGGCCTCTAGCGGGCCTCCTGTGACGTGTGTGGCGGCATATGATATTGAACCGTTAAGAGCAGATGTAGTGCAAAAGAACTGTTTGTTTTTAACTAAGCTAGATTGTATGTCTGCCCACGAGTTCATCACTAATCCACCTTACGAATGGAAAATGCTTCAACCTATTCTAGAGCATCTTCCTAGACTGATGCCAACTTGGTTGTTGCTGCCTGCGGATATGATGCACAACAAACGCATGTCGCCTTATATGTCTATTTGCCAAGACGTTGTGTCTGTAGGTAGGCTTTGGTGGTTCGAGAATGAAGACGGTAAGAAAGTCAAAGGTGTTGATAATTTCTGCTGGTATAAGTTTGACTTCAACTACGAAGGTTTCACGAGGTTTCATCCGCGATGACAAAAATGAGAGTGTTAGAGGATAAGACAGGTTTACTCTACGTTCAAGAGTTAAAGTTTGGTCTTATCTGGTGGACGGTGTTTAAGACGTATAGCCCGGCTGGTGCTTACGCTATGGCAAGCATGGGGCGAACCTACAACGAAGTGACTGGTAACTTTGAATGAACAAAACATATGTAATTGCAGATATTCACGGTGGGCCAGTTGAAGTGATTAAGTTAAAATGAGCGACTACAATAAGAAGAAAATCTTAAACCTAATTGAGACGTATGGGTTTGAGGAAATCTTACTACGTTTTAACCTGACCGAGTGGAAAGTCCTGGAAATTCTAGACGAACTTGGGTATATATATCTAGAAAACTTCGATGACACAGATTAAAAATCCAACAAAAGACTTAAAAGACTTGGTGCAGATTACGCAAAACTTAACAACTTGGAGCATTTTGATGACGAATGATTATATCAAAACCGAGGTCTTTATCGACCTCAATGCTAACGTTCTTTCTAAAATCATGCAGCTTAGTCTTCTACCAGAAGAGAATGTGGCACAAGAGGCTGTAGACAGCATTTATGCTAATCTACTGTTCCTTGTCACAGCTATGGAACCAAAAGATGCTGGTCTTCTGGTTGGGGAGATTATGGTAGATGCGGCTCAAAAAGCCAAAATTGCTAAAACCCTGCTGGGAGATATTTCGTGAGGTCTAAAACCAATTACGAAAAAGTCCGAGAGTTTCACCAAGCTTTCGGACACCCTCTCGATGTTGATCCCTCTAAAAGCGCGGAAGACCTTCTTGCACTGCGATCTAGACTTATCGCAGAAGAGTTTTATGAAGTTATGGAAGTAGACATTGGGGATTGGGAGAATAACCTAAAAGAGCTTGCTGATCTTCTTTATGTTGTCTACGGCTTCGCTGCAACCTTTGGTTGGGATATTGATACAGCATTTAACCGAGTGCACGAAAGCAACATGAGTAAGCTTGGTGAAGAGGGTAAGCCTATCTATCGTGAAGATGGAAAAGTGCTTAAGTCTAAGAGTTATATCCCACCAGATTTGAGTGACCTAGTGTGACAGTCCAGCAACTAATTGAACTGTTACAAAAGCAACGCCCCACGAAAAAACTCTACTACTCTAGTAGTGGGGCTTGCACCGAACTAAAAGAAGAAAACGTAATTGACTTGCCTTGGGGGCTTATTATACGATGAAATTAAGTTGGATAGAGGGTGGGGATAAAATTTGGACTCGTAATGGAACCCTTAATTACAAGGTTAGAAGGATTCCGTATAAAGGGTATAGCGCAGTGGCAGGTTTATCTTGGATAGGCACCTACCCTAGTCAACTTTTAGCCATCAAAGCTTGTCAAGCTTATGAAGACAAATTGACAATTTACAGAGCATTAAACGGTCAAACCAAAAATTTACAGGAGTAATTATGAGTAAACTTATGACCGACTATATGGCCTTCATTCACACATCAAGGTATGCCCGCTGGCTTGACACAGAAAAACGCAGGGAAACTTGGGAAGAGACTGTTGACCGCTATATGATTAACGTAGTTGCACCTGAGTTGAGTGATGAGGATGATCACTTTGATCCCAAAACTTACAACGATATCCGTGAGGCAATCCTTAATCTGGATATCATGCCTTCCATGCGCGCTCTTATGACGGCTGGGGCTGCTCTCAATCGTGATAATACCTGTGCATACAACTGCTCTTATCTTCCGGTAGATGATCCCCGTTCCTTTGATGAGGCGATGTTTATTTTGCTTTGCGGAACTGGTGTGGGTTTCTCGGTAGAGCGTCAGTTTATCTCTCAGCTTCCCTCTATCCCTGCTGCCCTATTCAAAGTGGATGATACTATTGTTGTTGAGGATAGCAAAGAGGGTTGGGCCGATGCACTTCGTAAACTGATTGGTTTTCTCTACGAAGGCAGGATTCCTAATTGGGATATTAGTCGTGTTCGTAAAGCAGGAGCAAAGCTTAAGACCTTTGGCGGTCGTGCATCTGGGCCGGGGCCTCTGGTTGAACTCTTTACTTTTGTGATCAACACTTTTGCTGCTGCTAAAGGTCGTCAGCTTAATAGCCTTGAGTGTCACGACATTATGTGTAAGATTGGTGAGGTTGTAGTTGTTGGCGGTGTTCGTCGCTCTGCTATGATTTCTCTGTCTAACCTTTCTGACAATCGTATGCGTTATGCTAAGTCGGGCCAATGGTGGGAACAAAATGCTCATCGCGCTTTGGCTAACAACTCTGTCTCTTATACGGAGAAGCCAGATGAAGAAAGCTTCATGCGGGAATGGTTGTCCCTGATGGAGAGTAAGTCTGGTGAACGTGGTATCTTTAGTCGTGTGGCTTCACAGAAGCAAGCAGGAAAGAATGGACGACGCAACCCCAACTTTGAGTTTGGAACAAATCCGTGTTCTGAGATTATTCTCCGACCCTATCAGTTCTGCAACCTTACGGAAGTGGTTGTCAGGGCAGACGATACTTTCGAGTCGTTGCGTAGGAAAGTCCGTCTTGCAACTATACTTGGCACTGTCCAAGCAACATACACACACTTTCCATATCTGCGAGATATCTGGCGCGCTAATACTGAGGAAGAAAGACTCCTCGGGGTAAGCCTGACTGGTATTATGGATAACTATAATCTATGTTTTGTTGGCGGGGATTATTTAGAGAATCAATTAACTAATCTAAAACAAGAAGCTATCAACACAAACAAAGAGTGGGCAGATAAGCTTGGTATTCCTGTATCGGCTGCAATCACTTGCGTTAAGCCTTCTGGCACTGTTAGCCAGTTGGTTGATAGTGCTTCTGGTATCCACCCGCGTCATAGTGAGTATTATATTCGGACTGTCCGTGGGGATAATAAAGACCCTCTGACTAAGTTTATGGCGGCTCAGGGTATCCCGGCTGAACCAGATGTTATGAAGCCTGCTTCTACTACTGTGTTTAGTTTCCCTGTGAAATCTCCTGATGGGGCAATCACTCGGGCTAACCTTACTGCTATCGAACAATTGGAGTTGTGGCTTACTTATCAACGCTATTGGTGTGAACATAAACCCTCTATTACTGTTAACGTTAGAGAGGGTGAGTGGATGGAAGTCGGGGCATGGGTATACAAGCACTTTGATGAAGTGTCTGGTATCTCGTTCCTTCCTTATTCGGATCACACTTATCAACAAGCACCTTATCAAGAGGTAGACAAGGAAACCTATGAAAAAGCTTTAGCGGTTATGCCTGAGAAGATCGACTGGTCGCAACTGTCGGAGTTTGAAAAGAAAGACAACACTGTTTCTAGTCAAACCTTCGCTTGTGTTGGTAATTGTGAGATAGTTGATGTATAAGTTTGTTGACTTAATTTGACAAAGTGTGTGAAATCGTAGATGTTGGTGGATAATGATTACAATTGCTGATGCACTGATTTTTGCCATGCTTGCGGGTGTGGCAACCTTTCTCTGGATTGACAGATACAGAGTGGAAGTATTAGAAGATGAAGTAGACGAACTTTGGGACGAGATTGCCCGTATGGGTGAAGTAGTAGATAATAACGCACACGCCTTGAAAGCAGTAGTAGATGCCGCCACGGAAGAACAAGACTAACATTAATCTCTCCCCTCTCAATGAGAATCAAGCGAGGTATATTGATGCCTTGAATGATAGGGAGCAAGTAATCGTCACAGGGTATAGCGGCACGGGCAAAACCTATATTGCCGCTACCTATGCTTCTCAAATGTTCCAACAGGGGTTAGTGGGAAAGATCATTCTTACCCGCCCCTCTGTCTCTGTTGGTCGTGATCTGGGGTATTTCCCCGGCACCCTGCTAGAGAAGATCACCCCTTGGGCGCAACCTGTGCTAGATGTTTTGACCTCAGCCCTTGGCAAAACCGAGGTGACTACCTATATTAAGGAAGGCAAGATTGAAATCGCCCCCTTGTCTACCATGCGGGGGAGAAGCTTTGAGAACGCCTTTATTATTCTAGACGAAGCTCAAAACACTACCTACGATGAGATCAAAATGTTCTTGACCCGAGTGGGGGAAAATTGTAAGGTAGTTATTAACGGGGATATTCGTCAGAGTGATCTTAGGGGAGGCACCTCTGGCCTATCTGTATTGACTTCTATTGTCGATAAATGGGACTTAGATGTTCCTATGATTGACTTCGGAGTTGATGATATCGTCAGGTCCAAAGTGTGCAAGGATTGGATTATTAACTTTGACAGGTATGAAAGGTCTTGGCCTAAATGATTAAACAGTATTCGGAAAGCTATTGGCATCCAGATGATAATCCACTACACCAGAAACCTAAACCTACAGGGGGTCCCGCCCCCTACTACGACTTTCCATTCCAAGATTGGGTAACAACCAATGATATGATGGAACATCTTGCTGAACACAAGTGGGGTAAGTTTGGTATCCACCTGAAAGATATCTTCAAGGGTCTTTGCCGTTGGGGAGAAAAAGATGGAACCACAGTGGAGTATGACTCTAGGAAGATCATTTACTATGGCGTTCGAGTATACAAGATGCTAGTAGGGGTGGAAAAGACTAGAGCTTATCTTCAAGAGCTTCTAGACGACAAACAGTTTGGTGGAGACAAATAATGGACATTGTGTTCGCAATAATCGCCTTCGGCGTAATCATCTATCTTTGCTATTTCAAGGAGTAAATCATGGGTCTGTTTACAGAAGAAAAAATTGTCACTACTACCACCCTCAAAATTAAAGAGGTTATTAATGGTAATCTTCCTCTGCCTAGTGACGCGGCAGTAAGTGTTGTCCCTGCAAAGTATGATGGAGGGATTTATCTTGTTGTCGGTGCTAATTACAAAGCCAAATACAAAAGTTATTTCTCCAAGAAATCTCTAAAAGTTCTTATTGATGAGCTTCAAAAGGTTCACGATACAATGAAGGACACATATTAATGTGGACAGTGATTGCGTTGTTCTGCAATCTAGCAGAACCAGATAAGGGAATTTGTGTTCCCGCTACTCCACCTATTGTATTTGAATCGTATGAGCAGTGTATGGATTTTGCTGTGGCAGAAACTACAGGTATTGATCTGACCGTTGTATCATACGACTACCAATGTGTTCAATGGAACAATAAGACATGAAAAACCCGCTAGACTCCTGACGAGGGAATCTAGCGGGTTTTTCTATTTGTTCTTCCAGAGTTCAGATATTTGAACTTGAAGGTTCTCCACCTTCTGTTTCATTTCTTTCGAGTCTTCTTTGAGTTCAACCTTCATAGAGAGTAATATCTCTCTGTCCTCTGCCCTCATTCTTTCCCTGTTCTTAATTTCTTCGTTCAGTTTTTCTTCTCGAAAGAGGATATCTTCTTTTAACAGAGCAATCTCTTTCTGGTTGGTGAAGACTGTTCTAAACAGCCAAGTTATCCCACCGATAAGCATAACGATTATACCCGTAATGAATTGCTCTATATACTCTGAAATCAAGTGCATTTCCAAGACCTATTTTCTTTTTGGTATTATTGTTCTGCCAACCTCAGCAATAAGGATAGCAGGGATTAAGATTTTAGCCATACCATCAATCTGTGGGGGTAAAGCTAGAATATCCCAAGGCATGTTGAAGATACTGTCAACAAAGACGGCAGTCCACCACACACCATAGGGTAAGACAATAAGATAGCGACCGAGGGAAGTGGCACCCCACCTATCGTTAGCCGCTATCCTAGACATTTCAATTGCAGCTTCAATCCGCTGTAGGTCTCGCTCAGCGGAAATCTTCTCTACATCGGTCTCAGCAGTAAGCTTAGCCTCATAGGCTTTACGTAAGCTTTCCCCTAAACCTGTGGAGCCAGTGAATAACCCAAGTAGTTTACTCAGTATCCACATTCTTAGCCTGCTTCTGTTGATCAACCATTCTACCAAACAGACCCGCCACTAGCAAAATAGCAGTAACGTGTGGTTCAGCCACATCAGGGATCAACACGAACAAAGAGTCTTTAGTCTCTTGTGGCAAGGCTTCCCATATGAAAGCTAAAGAAATAGCTTGCACAGAAAACCACGTCCAAGCTTCTTTCCAGTTTTCTACCAGTTTCATTTATTAGTTCTCCTAGAACAGTAAGTATAAGAACGCAGCCCACTCTTTAATCTGTTCCCAGAAAGCAACAAGAGCAACAACCAAACCAGCACCGGCAACAGTCTTGCCGTCAACAACAGGCTTTGCCTTCTTTTTGGGTTGCCAGTCAGCAGTAGTCAGAGCATCATAGAATTGTTTATGGTAGCCAGCAATCAAAGCAGCTTTATCAGAGCCGTTAACCGTCTGTCGTGCATTAGTAGCTTCTTGTTGATCCAGGAAATCATCATTACCTTCGTAATGCGCTAACCCTTTACGTTTACCCGACCAGCGCCCATCAATAAGCCCCTTAACGAGAACCCTAGCGGAAATAACCGGATCAAGCATTTTATCTGGGTCTTTAACCAGATCAACACCAGCATCAGCGGACGAGTCCTTGTAGTTGTCAAGCCAAGTCAGTTGAACATGACCGCGACCATAATAGACATGCCCATAGGGGCCAGCAGGTTGAGCGTAGCGGGCCACGGCAGAGTTAGGGCCACGCTTCCTAGCAAGATTGTTAACGGCCTTCCTAGCGCCTGCATCCGTAATCGCAAAGCCCTCTCGAACGGGAACCATCCTCTTACCTGTTTCATGGTAAGCAGTAGCAAGGGCATAGGCTAGGGTATCCTTGTCACCATCACCGACTTGATCGAAAGCTTCAAGGATACCGTTAATACCATCTACTTGAGATTGGTTAAGCCTTTTGAACAAAGACTTTCGTAAGGTTGTGAAAAAGATTTCTTTGTTCATTTGTTACCTTATGAGTTAGCCATATAGTTTCTACGACGATACATGTAAATCTGTCCAGCATCAAAACTACCTGCGGACCAAGTGAAGTTAAAAGTGCTCAGTGCTGTAGCAAAGTCACTAAAAAGGCTTGAGGCAGCAAACACAGTGTTGTTACCGTCAGAACGTTTAAAAACTCCGTTTTGAGCAATCTTAGGGTGGTTTGTGTTTAAGGGGGCTATGATTTCAAAATAGAAACTCATAGTGACCGCGTTAGATAAAGCACCACCCCCCGGTGTAGTCCCGTTAATTAAGAAAGATTGTGAGGTTCCGCTGTTGTGACTTAGACCTACCCCCCTAAAAGCATAGTCGTAACCTGCAACCATAGTAGGGACTGCAATACTTGTAACTACCGTGCCATTGTAGAAGTTACCAGTATTGGCGTCGTTTGCCTTGACCATGTTATAAGGATGCCAAGCCGCAGAGTTTACTACCGCAGTGGAATCCCCCTCTGCGATAGCAATAGCGTTATCCCTCCACTTTTTAGCAAGCTCAGAGGTTAAAGGCGCATCTGGATCGGTTTCTGGATCAGTAATGTCGATATAGGTTGTCATCAAAGCACCTTAAATAAATGAGTAGGCAGGTTGACCGTCACTAAACACAAGGGTAGGGCCTACAAAGAAAGCACCCAATCTCTTTTGCTCATCTGTGGCAGAACCATAGTTAGGGGTAGTATTAGCCATAATCTGACCGTAGCGACCGTCATAGCGGAAGGATTGAGCCTCTACCTCCAACTCGTGGCCAGACTTTTTTTCAGTTCTACGGATGATTTGAAGAAGTTTCTTCACAGGTAATCCTGTTTCATCTGTAGCCACCCTACTATCCAACTCAATAACATCTGCAAGATTAAGGTCTTTCAACACAGCATCAAGCAGGATTGTGTAGTGAACAGGTGGAGTGTTAAGCCTCTTTAGAAGTCTAAGGGACAGGGTTCTAACGATAGCATCCGCACCACTGTTTAACCAGCGGCAGAACACCTCTCGAACCTTTGTGTCGTTATAGGCATTGGCAGATTCAGCATCAGTGTCAATCAACACATTCAATCTGTCATAGTTGTTCTTGTCTTTGTAATCTTTGGTAGGATCAGATTGCTTAGTATAGAAGTGAACCTGAGTGATCCTATCCTCATCGAAATCTTCCTGAGCGATAGTCTTGATATCTAAGTTGTCACTGACAGGAACGATAAGTTCTTGATCAATAGGGTGAGTAGCTAAAAGCTTAACCTTCTGGTTAACATCATCCCACCAAACAGAAACACCAATATCAGAAAGCTCCCCGACCAACTGTGCAACACCCGTAGGTTTTGTAATCACAGTCTTCAAGAGAACAGAACTCATCCACTTGGTAATCTCTGGTTCCCATTCAGAAACGAGGGGGCAGAAAGAGGCAGGGACTTTAGCATAATTCACTAACAAATCATAGATAGTGTCATCTACCCTCTCATTATTAATGTATAGCGCAACCTGGAAAGTATCTCCAAGATTGTGAGCAGCAGCAACAGTTCCTTCTTGTCCACGACCCGTAAGAGTAACAGTGGCACCGGAACGAGTAAATGTCACAACCTCAGAGCCGATTGTCCCCCAACCAGAGGTGGGATACTCTGCTTCAATTCCTGTAGGAGTTAAAGCAAAGGTCTGACCGACAGCGTTAGTAACGTTAGCTCCAAGCTTACCACGAGAAGGGGTAGGGGCGAGAGCCTTCTTGTCGTCAGCTAGAGCAAGAACATCTTTGGCTTCAAAAGTCACATCGCCATTACTATCAGGACCACTAAGGTCTGTGATAATGAAGTGACGAGTTTGAGTAACAGTAAGGATACCATCATCCACATAACCATCAATAACTCGTAATGGACGACCAGCATAGTAAGGCCAGCGAGCTTTAAGACGGGTGAAGAAGGTTCCTACAGAGCCGGGGTCATAGCCAATAGCACTGGCCTGTGCAGCCCCGGAGATACGCTGTAACTGGTATTTGTCAAACCACACATCATCATCAACAAAATCTTTCAAGGCCACCGTGACGGAAGCCCTACGCCCGAAAGCGTTCATCCTTGGGTTAGACCCTGCAACGTTAACAGTGCTAGAGAAAGCACTAATACCGTTATCCTTAAGGGCAGGGTAAGCAATCAAACCTTTAGGAAGGTTAGACCTGTTGTTGATGAAAGAGATCGTCTTAGTTGTTTTGAGGAAGTTTGTCTTATCTTGACAAGTGGCGTAAGTGTTAAAGCACTTTCGATCCCCTGTTGTTCCAAGGATAGCCGCACAAGGGGCTACCCCATAGGTTCTGGAACAGTAGTCTACATCAATCTCAACGTATTGGATAGGTTCTCTATTCGCCATAACTATAAACTTCCATTGCAACGCTCATCCAATTACCATTGTCATCGAATGAGGGAGACATAACAGCCCCCTCTGTTCGCCAGACATAGCCAACATCTTTGGCAAACGCTGATGGAGAGGAAGCAAAGACAAAAGCTTTACCCGAGTTGTAGTGTTCCCTGAACGGTAAAAGACTAGCTTCTACAAAGTTAGTTTCAAGAGAGACAAGGGAAATAGCAGTTCTACCGCCTTTCCTTAATACCCGGTTACCAAGAAACTGACCGCCCATAGTCATACCTGTGAGTAGATCAAAATCTTGAGCTAACCAGACAGGAGTATAAGGGGGCTTAACGCCAGCAGGGAAAGTAAACCTCTGGGACAACATGAACACTGAAATAGTCGGAACCGTTCCCCCAGAGATATTAATTCTCCAATAGCGCGCTGAGAAGGCAGTAAAAAGTCCCATAATCGTAGTGTTGTCTGTCGGAACAATTGTGCAGCGAGTAGTCCACACAGAGTTATCCGGGGAAGACTGCAACAGGATAGTGTTACCTTTAGTGCCGCAGTCATGCCCAACGATAGCAAAGCTATCTACAGAAGTGGAAGACCCAAGGTCTACAGACAAGGTAGCCGGTAAAGCAGTGGGTCTCCAAGATTTAACAGTATTCTCTGTTCGGATATTCTCTTTAGGGTAATCGACAGCCTCCGAAGAAGCTGTCAATGTTTTACCTAATAGAAGATTGTTCCAAAGAATAGTAGGAAGTCTGTCCGTAGGAGTGGGGACGTTTGTAATTGTAATCGCCATGTTATCCTCTTGCTACTACGAAGACTTTCCCTCGTTTATCATTTTCATCATAGAACGCATCAAACAGATTGATGAGTGTTTGTCCGCTATACAAGCCAGCAGGATCAAGCGAGTCAATGTAAACTGTTTGTGGGGAAGGGGCAGCAGCTTGCTGAGGCACTGTAGAAGTTCCTCGTCCACCACCACCAGCACTAATGCTAGTGTTACCTTCACCGGCAGATTTAATTGCCGCGACAAAACCAAGACCCTTAGCAATAACCGCAGCAGCGGTAGCGAAACCAAAGGTTCCTTTTCTAAGTTCCCTAGCAGCCCCCTGATAGGTATCAATCAAAGCGGCACCAGCAGCGAATACAGCCTGAGCCTTAAGAGCCTTTTTATTGAAAGCGCCTAAAGCGCCAGCAATTTCAGCAGCACCCCCGAGAGCAGATTCTAGGGACCATTGGTTCCCCATTTCATCAATCTCGTTTTTACGCTTGTGGTATTCTTCTGTGAGGCGAAGCATGGCTTCGTGCTTACCGCCAAGAATAGTAAGTTCAGCGTCAGAGGCGGCTTGTAGTGCAGCTTGAGATTCTTCATACCAAGCGGCTAAAGTTTCACTCTCAGTTTGTAATTCAGAGATAAGAGATTCAAGGCGAGCATTACCTCCGCCTCCCCCACCACCGCCACCAGAACCTAGCTCCGGTTCCCCCAACATAGCAGGGGCGCTACGAGGTCTAGGGGAACTCCACATTGTGCCTTCATTACTGGCAAGGTCTTTCATATTGTTGTAAAGACCACTGGCCCAACCCATAGCTTGATCAGTGAAGCCAACAAAACTAGCTTGAAACTCTACACCAACCTTAACGGTTGTTCCAGCAAACTTACTAATTGCGGTGTTGATTTGTTCGGCTCTTTTACGTCCCTCTTCTAAAGCAGCAGCCTGTTCCTTTGTAAGAACAACCACTCTAGTTTGGGTTTGAAGTTGGCGAACGTATAAAGCTTCTTGTTTGGCAAGCATAGCGTTAGTGTATTGCGTCTCGTAGTTTTGAGAGCGAAGATTTTCTAACGTCTCTTCCGCAGTTTTTAACTGACCTTCAAGAGCTTTTAGCTGTCTTTCTTGTTGCCAAGCAGCGCCAGCCGCAACAATATCATACATACCCTGAGCAACAACAGCGTTCCTCTGAATGTTGAGAATATTATTGGCAATCTCTTCTCTCTCAGCCTCTACTTGTTTAATACGTTCAAGGACAGTTACTTCTTCGGTCGTGACACCTAAGATTTGTCCAATACTTTTTAAACGAGCTTCCTCTGTTCTATCAATAATAGACTTAAGAGCTTCTTCATACCGTTTGAGAGAATCTGTTGCGGGGTCAACCTCTTGGGAAGTCCTCATCCAAACGGCACCAAGAGCGGTGGCTAATGGAATAATAATACCCAATGCAGTTCCGATAGCAATGAACTTACCACCAAAAGTAGTCATAAGACCGGCTAACTGAGTGGCCTGTTGACCAAAAGCAACAAAAGCATTAGTCCCAGATTGGACTTGAACTAAAAAGTCACCAATTTGATAACCCGCCTGCTGAGTAACAACCCCCATACGGTTCATACTACCAACCGAACGCATTTGAGCACCAGAGAAAGTTTCTAACTCTCGGGTGGCAATATTGTAGGTGGAGGTAGTCTTTAACATTTCCCTGTTGAGTTCTTTCAACTGAGTCATGTCAACGCTGATATTAAGATCGGCCATTGCTCACTACCTTCACATAGATTTTGTCTAGACGTTTGATAACTTCAACTTCCCAAGGGGAAAGTGTATTACCAGTGAGAGCTACCCAAGCCAAGATTTCCTGATAAGTAATAGGCATAGGCCCACTGTAACCCATAGACCTTGTATTGGATAGCTCTAAGAATTTTGACCACAAGTGATTAAGCTCTTTAGGGAAAGGGGGCGATACAAGTGGTAAAGGTGTTCTACCAGTCTGGATTTCAACTTGCTTTAAGTGTTCTCTCTCAGGGACGCCATCTTTATCTGGGATAGCGAGCTTAAAGTCCCACGCGGCATAGTCTTCTAATTCACAGACTAGTTGCTCAAAAAATTTGTCAGGTCTTCCTGCTGTTGCATGATTTGAGCTTTAACCCAAGGAAGCTTTGTATAGATTTCCCTAGCTTCTTCTTGGCTGAACTTAATGTTCTTTTTATTGAATTGGATATTCCAATCCTTTGTCGTCTTAACCAGAAGATCAAGGGTGGCTTCTTCAAGGTCCTCAGACGTATAGACTGCCTTGCCCTTTTGTGCCCGAGCAATACGCTTGTTATTCTGTTCGTGAACAACAGCCTTATACTCTTTGCTGTGGGGGAGATAGACGGTAATCGTCATTTCAGTGCCGTCATCTTTAGCGAGGATTTCACCAGTGATGGGGTGACGAATTTCAAAAGTAGCGGTGTCGCTTTTAGGAACGAAATTAGAAAGGTCCATGTCGGGAATTTTTCCTTTTGAGGGGGGTTGAAAACTATCGGGGGTGTTACTATATTATGGCCTCAAGGAGGACAAATGAAAAAAGAACTAGACGCTTGTATTGAGGACAGCCTAAAATACAACCCGCAAACGGGGCAACTCTGGTGGGTGCAACCCTCTAAAGGCCGAGACTTGACAAAACCTGCCGGGGGCCTAAACAAAAAAGGTTATTACACAGTTAGTATAACCCTGAGCGGAAATAAGAAAAGACTGTTGTCTCATAGGGTTGCGTGGTTTTTATACTACGGAGTTTGGCCAAAGGAGCAGATTGACCACATAAACGGTGTAAAAACAGACAACAGGTTGGTAAACCTTAGAGAGGCTAGTAACTGGCAAAACCAGTTTAATACCCAATCTAGGGGTGGCACTTCTCGTTTCAAAGGGGTCTCTTTTCACAAAGCTAAGAACAATTGGAGGGCTGTTATTCAACACAACCGGAAAAGTAAACATCTTGGATCTTTTGATACCGAAGAGGAAGCTGCCATAGCCTATAATGCCGCTGCAAAAAGTTTGTTTAAATCTTTTGCCAAACTAAATGTAATAGACAGATAAACTGTGTCGGGTGAAAATAGAAAAGGTGAGCCTAGCCCCGACAACCAAGCCCACCTTACCCCGAAGGGATTACGTCGAACGAGTAAGCCTAACGTTAGTAGCTTCTGTCGTATCAAACAGAGCAACGAACGGGATAGTGATGATACGCGATCCTGTAGTTCCATCGACAGGAACATCAGCACCATTAAACTTCACACGCGGGAAAAGGAAAGTATAGTCGCTTGCCCCGGTAGGATCATCAACAGAAACTTCCATAGCGGTTTCAGTTTCGTTAATGAAGCGGTTAATAAGCGTAGCATCTTCAAAGTATGCAGTGACCGTTCCTTCAACAGAAGCCTGTCCAAATTCAAGCTGCGGAGTGGAGGCACTACCAACAACATAGGTTGGGTTGAAGTTGTTATTGATGGTAAAGTCAATACCAGTGATCGTAGCAATAGAAGCTAAAGCACCACCAGCGTTACCAATACGCATAAGACCAGAGTAAGCGTCAAACGGAGCATTGGTGGAGATTGGAGTTTTGACTGCATCAAGAGAAGTCCCTGCAATCGTCATATCCTTACCAATCATACCAAAGGTTGCAGTAACCATCTGGTTAGGTTTGATAGAGACAGCGAGCGAAGAAACCGAGCAACCTGTGAAGAGTCGGAATTGAGGAAGATCAGCAGCGGCATCTTCAATAGAGAAGAAGCGGGGAGTTGTTCCAATTTTCAACACGTTTGTCGAGAAGGTGTTAAGGAAAGCACTCTCAAGGAAAAGATCGTAGTCACCTTTACGAAGGTCAGCAACAATATCCCCTGCAACCGAGCGGTTACCGTGACGGAGAACACGCGGAATACGATCAGGAAGAATATCATTACCTTGCAGAGTCTCTTTGCTAAGGTTCAGACTGTGTGTCGTATAAGGTAATTGGACCAGAGAAGGGGTGCCCGGTGTTACGCCAAAGGTAACTTCTGGAACGTAAGAGAGACCGGCTCTCGAATTTTGGGAAAAAGGCATCTGTATTATCCTCAGTTGTTGTGGTAGATATACCAGTTAACAGTAATCGGTAAGCAATTAAAAGGTGCAGAGAAATAATCAGAGGATAATTGCGAACCCTCAAGGGAAACGATAATACCGTCTCCTGGAATGTCTGTGGTTGGAGCGAACCTATCTAATACAGTCTCAGCAATACTCATCCCTTCACCAAGCCCATTACCTTCCGGTGTGCAGACAAGCATGGTAAAGAAGCCCGAGTATCTTAACTGAGGGTTAAGACCCCTGTTGGCAGCATCAACCCTAGTAACAACAAATGTGCTTTTGATAAAGTTAGTGTTAGGGTCTGCATCGAAAGCTAAGTTAGAAGGATATACTGGTGGGATACCTACAGTAGAAATCAGATGATTTTCAAGAGCAGCCCTAATTTTGTTTACGATACTCATTTAAGCCCTGCCTGTGCAATAGCATCTGCTACTATCTGTTTAATGTTGGAGCGGAGAGTTGTGTAAACAAAATACCCCGGCCTACGCCAAGAAGGCAACCCAAACTCAACAGCGTTTACGTGTGGAGAGTTATTACCCATCCAGATTAAAGAGCTATCAGGTGGGATAGTAGCGACCTGTGCCATCAAACCTGCGAGAGCATCTTCTCTGTGGGTATTTGGAGCAGAGGGTCTACCGTGAGAAGAAATACTTCTACCAACATTACCAGACTGTCCTACGGAGTGAGAGAGGACATAAGCCCCGGTATCATCTGGCGACATAGCCACTACATCTGTCACAAGTTCTGTCAGAATGTTTCGTGGAATTTTGTCGATCTTGTCTTGCAAGACCTTAAGTTTACCAAGGAACTCTCTCTGTGCCATATCAATCCCTCAAGTATAAGAGTTGACACATTGTCGATCCAGCAGATGCAATCACCGAGGAACGAGTAACTGTAGTGGTTTTGCTGCCGAATACAATCTCATCTGTTGAGTCAATCTCTGGGGTAATGGCCCCATTCGTTAGTTTATCAGAAACTACCATTCGCCTTTCACCAGTTTGATGAACAGCAAACTCCCCGACCGAAGGGTCATTGTTAAAGAAGTAAGCTTTGACTTGGTAGTCAGTAATTGTTTGGGTTACAGAACCCGTTGTTACGTTATAGGCACCAGCAGCCTTTTTCCTAAGAGTGACTGTTACCCCATGCTCTGAGATTAAAGCTCTAAGAGAGGCGGGATCAAACATTAGTCATACTCCGGGAAATAACCTACTTGGCTATAAGCGTCAAACTGCCCAACCTCAAAAGCAGGTTTTGGACGATCTGTGTTCTGGTTAGCCAAATCCATAGCGGCTTTAGAAATACCGCCTGCGCTAACACCCATGCTCTTGCCACCCATCTTTTTACCAAGCTCAGAGAGTTGGATGGACAACAGAGTGTATTGTTTAATCCTGTCGCTATATTCTGCTTCAAGCGCACCGTCAAGTTGGGTATTAACCATCCTAGCGTATTTACTAGCGAGAAGCCTAGCGCAGAAAGATGCGGAGAAATAAACGTTATCTCCATTCTCAGACAGAGCAAAGTTAATCTCTTCATTCTGCATCTGAGGATCGTCAGTGTTGTTGTCACCAATAAGTAACCTGACGACATTAAGTCTACCAGCAGGGGTAGTAGTCACCAAATCCAATGGATCATAAGTATAGGCCATTTACCCCTCCGGTATTTAGTAATTTTCCATGTGTCCGTAAGCAGCGCGCCAGCTTCTAATCTTGCCGATTTGCTTGTCTTTGATGCTTGAGAAAGCACACTTCTTTTTTTCGTAGTCTCTGGCAGTAGAAACTTTAGCTTTAACTTGCTTGTTAATACTGTCTCTAAGATTGTGTAGAGCCTCAATAGTCAAGGACTCTAAGCCATCCCCAATAGTCTTCTTAACAATATCCAGCATTGAACTCTCTAAATCAGGACGATGCTGTAGAAAGTTGTTATCATATAACATATGAAGACTTCTATCTTGGAAGTCAATACCTATGAGTTCCCAAGGAAAGTGGTCGTCAACCGTCCAATTCTTACCATAAGCTTGAAACGGTTGAGCGACGAACAGAGGGCGGCGGGAGTCAAAGATGAGTCGGGACATTTTCAACTCCCTCCAATATTAGGCAACAACAGTGCGGATGAAAGCGCCGAGGTCAGCAGCCACAACCTTTTGGTCGTAAGCCATATTGACTTCGATCTTTTCGGCAATGCCACGCTCGGTCAGGTAGTCGCCAGTATACGACTTGATCGTGATACCGTAACCCGAAGCATTTTCCAGTTCATCCCACGTAAAGGTCATACCAGCCGAAGCGACCATAAGACCCGAGGCAGGCGGAACATAGAAGAAAGCGACAGCCTTACCACCGATGAAGGCGTTGGTTTCAGCCAGACCTTCTTTGGCAGTGTTGCGGACAGCTTCCATGACGAGGAATTTCTCAACGCCAAAGATTTCCGCAAGCTTAGCATCCGTGATAAGAGCCGTGTTAGTGACAGTAGCGCCACCATTCAGACGGTTCAGGATAATCGGATGGTTGACAAGAATGTCACGAGCTTCTTTACCGATAACCATGACGTTGGGCTTAAATCCACCCGAACGGAGTTGCATGGTGCGGCTGATGTTGGTAACATCAACAATCGGGTTCGAGTTGGTATAATCCGACCACTGACGGACTTGGTTAGCGCCGGGAACACCAGCAATACCTTCCCAATCAGTAGACCAGACGCCCTGAGCGAAATAGCGATCAGCCCAGAGTTGTTCACGGTGCAGAAGGAAACGCTGGGTTTTCTGAGCAGCGAGAGCCGCTTTGATATTCAGCATTGCATCTTCGTTAGCAGCCGTTTCAAAGTCAATCGGAGCAGCTTCCGAGTAAACTTTAACCGCATAGGTGTCAGTCGAGAGCGTCAGACCGACTTCCGGGGCCATAGTGTATGGCGCACGTTCTTTAATGTCGTCGATCTGGTTAAACTGACCGCGCGGCCAGACATAGTAACGGTCAGTCTTTTTCATAACCGAAACGCGAGGGAACACTTTATCAGCCACAAAGCCGGTAGTGTTTTGCAGGAACGCAATCGTGAGATTGGTCAGCGGTTGGTCAATGTGGACCTGAGAAGCAGTAAGTAAAGCCATTTTCTATTATTCTCCTATAGAGTTATTAGGCCACACGTTCCGAACGAGCGAGTTCAATCGTGATAACTTGGTTGTTAGCGCCACCTTCGACAGCATAGCCAAGCACAACGTTAGTAGCAGTAGCAGCAACAGCACGGCCCGAAGCGTTCGACATAACAGCCGCACCAGCGGTGATAGCACCACCAGCAAGGACCTGCACACGGCCGTCATAGGCGACCGCAAGAGCCTGTCCAGCACCCGTGGTAGGTTGCAGAGCAACACCAGCCGAACGGGTTCCCGAAGCGAGCGTAGCAACGCGGTTGTTCGAGTCGGGCATTGTTACAAAGGTAAACTGAGAGATAGCCGCCGAAGAGATATAAGTGCGGGCTTGAATGTTTTCATGGAAAGCCATTTAGATTATCCTTATTTCTTGTAAGTTTGGTTGATAAGAGCAAGACCTTCTTTGGTCTTCGACACTTCAAGGTAAGCTTGTTCGTAAGTCATTTTTCCCTCTGCTTGCTTGGCTTTCACCATAGTATCAAGCTTAGCGGTAGCATCCTTGAGGTCTTCCTCGGCGTCAGTCTTACCTTTTTCCACGAACAATTGGGCGAACAGAGCGTCAGCCGCAACAAGCAGTTCAAGGAGTTCAGCATCATCACCGATGGATTTCAGCAGTTTGCCGCGTTGGTCTGCACTTCCCTTAAAGTTAGGAAGCTTCTCATCAGCGCGCTTACGGAGTTCTTCGGCTTCTTTGGCCTTTTCCAACTCTTCTAGTTTTTTGAGGACAGGTGCAGGAACAGCAGACTTAGCCACCATTTCTCCATCAATGTCAATCATTTCTTCTGCGGGTTTGGACTTTTCAATCTCAGCCGCTTCAAACTCTTCAACACGAACCTTGAGAGTTTCTACCTCTTGGGTGATAGTTTCGAGTTCAGTAATTTTAGCTTTCAGCGTTTCAATCTCTTGATTGGCGTCGGCAAGCTGTTTTTCCAGTGTCTCATCGGACATATCGGAAGTTCCTTTTCTTTTAAGTAACGTGACCTTTGCAAGAGGATCATCCCCCGCATCTACGAGAGAAACCTCGAAAAGATCAAGATCAGTAAGTTCTACACTCATTCGTCAGTTCCCCTCAAAGCACGGCCCCCAATACTAAAGGCCGACAACTTGCCACTCTTAACTTGATCCCACACAGCATCATCATGCACCTTAACGCAGATAATCCAACCCTCACGGTCAGTGGTTAATCCTAAAGAGGCAGCAATTTCGTTAGTTACAGGTAGCGAGTGAACAATCTCTCCAATCTGAGAGCCTGTGTGCATA